CTCCGGCACGTCCCCGCCTTCCATGCTCTTGTCAATCGCGTCCGAAATGGAGTCCATGCGAGCGTCGGTGTGTTCCTGAATGAACTGGCAAGCCTCGTCGTACTCCTCCTTGTAGCACGGAACGGTGCCCCACACGCCGACTTTCAGGGAGTTGAAGTCCCCAAGGTTGACGGTGCGTTGCGCCGTGTACCCCGGCTGCGCCGGTATGGTTACGAAGCGATGCACGGCAATGGTCTCCGTGCTTTCCTCTTCCCGCACCATCCTCATCTTGCCGTCCGTGACTTTCAAGAATTGCTTGCGAACGGTAATGGTGGACGGAACCAAGATGATCTCCGCCGTCTCACCGGGAGCCGGAGCCGGATGCTTTTCCACCGGAGCATCCCCGCGCCCCTTCACCAAATCCACCGGTTTCTCCACTTCCTTGACGGATGAGACCGCCGTGGTAAACCGCCCGGTCTTGGTGCCGGAAGTCACCACAGCACCCTCTTTGCCAAGTACCGGCAAGCCGCCCTGGGGAATCGTCACCGGCTTGTCACCGCTCACGGCGTCGCCTTCCGTCATATTCGCTGCGTCTTCGATGTGGGCCACCGGACCCAAATTGGCGTCCTCTTCCACCGAAGCGCCCGCCGCAAGATGTTCCTTCTCCAAAGCGGCGTCGTCCACCGGATCAGGCGTCACACCGTCAATCTCGTCGAAAACGCTGGTATCCACGGTCTCCGACAACTCCCCGTCTTGCACGGGTCCGCCGGACGCTGCGGAAGAAACCAGAAGAGCATCGCCCTTCGTCCTTGGTCTCGCTTTCACGGGTATTCTCATGGGGGTTTCTCCTTTCAAAGTTTCACCCTTTCTAACTATAACACGCCAAAAGGGGCTTGTCAACGCCCTTCGTGCATCATCGCCCCGATTCTTTCGTAAACCCGCCGCCGAACCTTTGCCAGTGCAACCCCAAACCTATAAGCCGCGTCCACAATGTCTATGACTACCGGCGTCAACTTCCCCGGCACCACACGCTGAATACGCCCCACTGCTTGCTCCACATCGCCACGGGGAGTCATAAAAATAAGGGTGTCCAAGTCCGGTATGTCCAAGCCCTCCGCCGCAATCGGGTACGTTGCCATAATCACGTCCGACGCCACGGCCTCCATTCGCTCCGCCGGAGTACACTCCCCAACGTAGGGACTAACCCACTTCCCGGTCGGAACGTGGGGAGCAAGCATGGTGCGAACCGCGGCAATCTGCTCAAGACGATCAGAAAGACAAAGAATCTTCCTACCATTCCGCAACGCCTTCAAAATGAACTGGCAGAGCACCCAATTCCGCTCCGCATCCTCTCCGATACTGGTAAGCCACCGCGCCCTGTTGAAGTTCCCGTTTCGCTGAATGAAGTTTCGTTTGTACGTCTTGATGTACTTCACCACCTTCACGGTGGGGGTCATAATCGCGTCGTGCTTCGCCGTGGAAATGATCGGCCCGACGTGCCAGAAAAAAACCGGCTCCAACCCGTCCTTGCGTCGCGGGGTGGCCGTCAACCCAAGGCGCACCTTCGCAGGAAACTGCACAATCACTGGTGCCCATGTCTCCGCCCCAAGCCGGTGAACCTCATCCGTAATCACCACACCCGGCCATCGGTAGAACGCAGAAGGGTACTGTCGGACGGATAGACTTTCTAGCATCCCCACCACGAAGTCGTAATTATCACCGAACTGACACATGCCTTGACGAACAAAACCCACCCGCGCACCCGGAAGATGCTCACGGATACGGTCTCCCCACTGCGTCATCAAAGCCGTCGTGTGGACCAAAATCAGGGTGGTGCGACACAGGCGGCGGGCGACCTCCAACGCCATCACCGTCTTTCCGCTTCCCGGCTTCGCCAGGATAATCCCACCATAAGGATACGAACCACTCAAAGCGTCCATCACGGTTGCCAACACCGGCTCTTGATGAGGACGAAGCGTGATGGACGGGGCTTTGAAAAGCCTATAATCCCCCGCGGTAGTGCAATCAGTTGCACCCAAGATCACACTTCGCGGAACGATTGCAGCATTGCGCGGAATGGCGATCCCACCCGGCTCCATCTTGAAAAGGTCTATCTGAGACTGCGCACCGGTGGGGTCAAACTCGGACGCTCGGCTCAAAAAAGTCAGACGCCCGGCCAACGTGGACGGATTGTATGGTCCAACGGGTAGGTGCAGCCAAGAATCCACAAAAGGAGTCGTCATACTTCACCACGCTACACTTTCGCACTTTCCACGTCCGGGCCAATCCCAGCTTCCGCGATAATCGGAATCTTGAAAGCCGTTACCGCAGTCTCCATCTTGTGACGCAACCACTTGGAGAAAGGCACCGCAATTTCCTGTCGTACCTCAAACACCAATTCATCATGCACCTGCATCACCAAGCGGACTTCGTGGGCAAGAGACGGAGCGCCCCAACACGTCAAAAGCCGTCCATACCGGGTGGACCGTTTGTACCCGTGCGGACGAATCAAGTCACGGTAGATGTTGCGCATGGCGATCTTGATAAGCGCCGCCGCGCTCCCCTGAATCGTGTAGTTCACGCCTTCCGACCACGCCAACCATCGCTTGTAATTATCAGAAGACCGATGTTCCGGCAGATACCGACGCTCGCCAATGACGTTCTCCGCGTACCCCCTCTCCCAAACAAAATCACGCATGTAATTGTGGTATTCAGCAACCCCACGATAAAGCAAGAAGAAAGATTTGCGGAAGGCTTCGGCATCGGAAGGACTCACCGTCACCCCATAATTCAAGAAAGCGTACTCCACGAAAGACTGCGCGGACATTCCGTACAAGAAGCCAAAATTCACCGCCTTCGCCATGTGTCGCTGCTCTTTAGTGACTTCGCTCTCAGGAATGCGCAAAAGGAACGCGGCAGTACGCCGGTGCAAGTCTTCGTTCGCCAGGTACGCCGCGATCATCACCGGGTCACAACTTTGGTGAGCCATTAGGCGCAACTCAATCTGCGAATAGTCGCTTGCCACTATCACGAAACCAGGAGACGCCTTCGCCGCCTTCCGAATCAGTCCCTTTTTCCGAGGCCAATTCTGCACGTTGAGGGGATCGGAAGTGGCATAGCGCCCGGTTGTGGTTCCCGTCTGCCTCCAAGACGTGTAAATCCGGCCCCCGTGGGAATGGGAAAATTCAATGAGAGGATACACGTATGTCCTAAGCAACTTTTCCGACCCACGCCAATCGAGAACCGCCTTGGCAATAGGGTGGTCAAAGTATTTAAGAATTTCAGAACCAGTGGGATAAGCGCCGGGCTTGGGATTCTTCTTGCCCCGCGACTTTCCGCGCTCCAAGCCCTCACTCGAAAGAAGTGGCGGAGTGCCTTCATAAAGCACTTCCGACAACTGCACCGGGGAGCCGATGTTGAACTCCCGCCCGGCGTACTTGAAAACTTCAGTCTGTGCAGCCTTCGCCGCCTCTTCAATCCCCGGTGCAATCGCTTGCAGATGAACGGTGTCCATCGGAATACCGGCCATCTCCATCTCCGTCGTCACACCAACGCACGGCATCTCAAGTTCTTTGAAAGCCTTTTCCAAATTCCGGGCATGAAGCATCGGAATCATCACGGAGCGAAGCTGCAACGGAATCGTCGCGTCCACGTACCCGTAGCGCAACATCTCTTTCCAATAAAGGTCTGGATTTGTAGCTTTCAGCTTGCGAATCTCACCAAGGTCTTTCACCACCGTCGTATGAAGAAAACGCTCCGCCGCGGCTTCAATACCATGCTTTCGCTCATCATTTGAAAGCATCCACGAAGCCACCATACAATCGAAAATACGAGCCGTGCCGACATTTCCGGGCACGTTCTCCACGCCATTGTTACGAAGCACCATCGTATCAAATTTGAGATTGACCCCCACAATTTCCCGCTGTGGATCGGCAAAAAGAATCTCAAGCCAAGGTTTCACATCACGATCAAAAGAAAGGTCGCAGTCGTCCTCAAAACCAAGATACACCGCATACCCGAAGCCTTCCGACGTAACGGGCGGAATCCCCAAGGAAAGACCGGTTACGGTGTGATCGTCAAGAGAAACCGTTTCAAAATCGAAGGAGACCACGGGAGCGGCCTCAAAGCGGGCACGCTCCCGTAACCATTCGTCCTTTGTTCGGATGAGGGCGGACTTGAAGTCCATTTCAGAAGGGAACGCCTTTCCCGCCGCCCGCCGACACGATCCGGGCGAACTGCGCCAAACGGGCTTCATTCGGAGCCAGAATCGCCTCATAATCGAAGGGCTTGATGAGCTTGCCATCCGGCCCAATCAGCAATTCCGGCGCGGCTTGCGCCTTGATGGTGAAGTCGTCACCGCTGCCCGGCGTCTTGTCGTCCCCCCGGAAGACTTGCACGACGATCCCCTGCAAGCCTTTGGCGTATCCACCGGCAATCAACTCTTCCGACCGGCGACGCAACTTCTCCATGACCTTTTGCTTCGCCGCAAAGAGACGCACCTGATCCTTGTACGTCTTGTCGTCCTTGCCGACGTACTGCGTCCGATCAATGATGGTCCAGAAGGCCACCAAATAGGGGGTGTCACCGGCGGCGCACACGGGGCACTCCGGGCCGGGGCACGTTGCGAAGTTGTCCCACCGCCCGTTCGCACGAACCTGATGCTCCATGATCTGTGGAGCGTCGTCGTCCACAAAGACGATCACGGTATCGGTATGGGGTTTGAGCCAGAATCGGCGGGGGCCACGGTTGCTGAGGGCTTCGGCTTCCTTGATGGTGTGCGCCATCGTCTTGGTGCCTTTGCCCTTCATCCACGAGGGAGTCGAAACGGCCATAGGAATCTCCTTTCAAAGAGGTTTCAGTTTAGCAGTCCCCCAAGTTGACAACGCAGGTCAAGGGACGCTCGGACACTACCGAAAATCTAACTGCGTCTTTGCGGATTGTCAAGAAGATTCGTGGAGAAGCACGAAAATTTTTCGCGCCAACTGCCGAAGCTCATGGTCCGGGGAATCCGAATACCGCTTGCAGAAACCCCTGGCGTCCAAGGAAATCGCCTCAAGCTCCCCCCGCAAAGCACGGGCGGAAGGAAGCAGGGAGAGAGCCGCGGCTTCACATTCTTCGGACGAAAGAAGGGGTGCAAGTGATTGTTTGAGTGCACCATACCCGGCAAGTGCGGTAGTGCAGCCGAGTTGGAAGAGATGGACAACCCGTTTGTCCGTCACCGCCTCAAGCTGCAATGCCGGAGGAAGGACAAATTGCCCGACCGGGCATCCCGTCAACTTCACCGCGAAAAAATCGGACAACGCCGGGAAGCACCGCAGCGAGACACCGGAAAACGAGAGGCGAACCAAACCGTCTGTGTGCGTGACAAGATTGACTACCAATCCCACCACTTTTGCCGTTGGTACTGCACCCATACGATTCCCCCTCTTAGTCCCAATGTATCGGAGCGCCGCTTACCCGGCGTGCCAAACCGCCAGACAACGATTCTATGAGTGGACCAAGCGCGGCCTTCACTTCCTCTTCCGTGTGGCTCCCCGCATCTTTGCCGAGCACCACCGGAAGGTAGAGTACCGCACGTCCACCTTGTTTCACAATAGCACTATGGAGTTTGTCACCGTTTATCTGACCAGCCCTATCCGGGTCATAAAAGATCACTACCGGTTGACCGAACTCCACCAATTTATCCGCCTGTTCCTGTGCAAACCCGGCCCCCGCCGTGTCCACCACGTTGAAACCCGCCTGCCGAACACGCACATGGTCAAACGGCCCCTCCACCACCACCACCGGCTCCGGGCGAAGCAAATGCTCCCCGTGGAGCACCTGCCCCTTCGGAAAATTCCAGTAGGTGTGGTGCGGCTTCTCCTTCTCCGTGACCTTCTTTCCATCACGCACCACTTCAATCTCCCGCGGCGGATGAATCAACCGGCCAAGAGCACCCACAAGTTGCCCGCCAAACCACCGCACGGGAAAAACCACCCGGTCATGCAACTGATCGTACCGAATCTCCAATGTCTCCCACGTCTCCGGTAACACATGGCGATCCCGCAAATACGCCAACGCGGGAGACGCTGCCGGGTTCGTAAGAGGAATAGACATGCGATCTAACCGCCCGTCGTCATACATCGGCACGTCTTCCGGCGGAGCCGAATAGAGGCTCACCAAACGAGGCATCATCACCGCATCCTCATACGACCGACGAGATGGGGCAACACGCTTCTCCCGCGCTTCCACAAAAGCCAAGACACGTTTATAAGATTCCTCACCACCGCGGGCTTTGAAAAAGCCTAAGTAATTGATTTGGAAAAGCAATCCGTAAAGATTGTGCCCTGCACGGTTGCACGCAAAACAGTGCCACTTGGATTCCCCCTCGCTGACTTGCAGACTCATGCTCCCCGGCGGATTCTGCATCCTGCTTTTTCCATGCAACCACGGGGAAAACGGGCAAAGCATCATCACGTTACCGGTCACAGTCTCGGCTTGCAAATCAAGCATCCGGGCCAAAGAATGTAAATCAACCGTGTTCATCTCTCACCCTCACAAGGGAAGGTCGTCGTCTGCCTCAAACGCACATCCACCGCCCCAACCCCCTCCTCAACAACAGCCCATCACCACACCTTCACCACCGGCGGCCTGGCCGGTTTCAACATGGTCACTCCCATCTCGAAGGCCACGGTGTCAAACACCATGTCCTCAAAGTCCCACCGCACCTTCAAGGCACACACGAGGCCGTCACGGTTTTTGAAGCAGGAAAGGTGCATGGACCCTTCCGCCTTGTCTTCGGGGTACTGCACCATCCCAAGAATGATGCTGGCGTGCTGCCCGAAAACATCCGTGCCGTAGATGTTTTCGGTGTCCACTTCCTTCGCGCCCTTCTTCTGCTGTCGGTTGATCTGCACGCATCCGACAATGGGAATCTTGTAATCGTTCGCCAACGTCGCCATCTCATCACCCAACTCCGCCAAACGGTCATTCCGACTCATCCGGGCGGAAAAGTGGGTGGGGCGGACCAGATAAAGGCTGTCAATGAAAAGAATATCCGGCTCCGTCCGTTCAATCGTGGCAATCACGTCCGGCACCGTCGCGGCCATGTTGTGCCCGACAATCTTGATCCCTTCGTAGGACCGGAGCAGACCAAGTGTGCGCCGGTACTCCGCCTCATCGTCTTCCGACAAAGTGCCTTCCAAAAGACGACTCATTGGCACCTGCGCAACGTAGGCATCGTGGCGAAGCTGCAAGGATTGGGGGGACATTTCAGGCGAAATGATCGTTACCTTGGCCCCCGCCGACCACGCACAGTCGGCGTGCATTATCATTTGCATCGTTTTGCCGACGCCAGTGCGGGCCGCAATCAAACCGAGCAGGCTTGGACGCCATCCCATCGTCGCCTTCGTCAAAGGTTCCCAAGGCATTGGCCAGCCTTCCGGCTCCCCGCCGCGAGCCTTGGCCTTGTCATACCGCTCTTCACGCAATTCAACCGCTTCCGTGGAAAATACCTCATGCTGGTACGCGGCTTCCCGTGCCGCATCCCGATGTGCCAACGCCACCTGTCTGACCGCATCATACACGTTCCCGGCGTTGAGCATGTCCACCGCGGTATTCACACCTTCTTGCAACGCATAGAAGGTCGCCCGCTTCACCATCTCAAGACAATAGAACTTGGCCGTCTCCGGCGGATCAGACGCGGTGAAGCCGGTGTACCGGGCCACAGTCTCAGGGCTTGGCACCTTTCCCGTGGTCCGGCGAACGCCCATGATGTACTTGAACACATCCAGCCTCGACGGGTCACGAAAATGCCGGTCGGTAAGAGAGTGCGTCAACACTTCTTTCAATTCTTCGGGGTGCCGGAGCACACGGGAGAGAAGGTCTTGCTCAAGCTGGCTCATCTCTTCTCACCCCCGGTGCAATCGCTTGCATCCCCGCACGGTATTTGAAGTCCGCGCCCCTCAAAAAGTCCAGAAATGGCCCCCTTGTAGTGAGAACGCAACACCGAAAGGGACAAGCCAGAAACCAACACGGTCTTGAAAAGCTCGTTCTGTCGCGTCTGCAAAATGCTTCCGAAAAGCTCCCGAAACTTGTCCGTGGTGCTTTCCATCCCAAGGCCGGAGATCACCAAAAGGTCGGTGGTGTAAAGGCGCTCTTCAAACGTCTGCTCATCGTCCGGCGAGAGGTCGTCTTCCATGCAGAGACGCACCAAGTCGGTCGCGTACACAAACAAAACGCGAAAACCATGCGCCCGTGACTTCTTCGCCATGATGGACGCGGCATCGTTACCCACGGCGAGGTTCCCATGAAAGATGAAACAGGTGTGCACGGGGCTGCGCATGGCTTCCACGGTCTGCCGAACGAATCTGTCCACCGCCACCCGCGCCGGTCCCAACGGCAATCCGCTCAGAGTAGTGCCCCAAAAAGCAGCGGGCAAATTCATAATCTCCATGTCACGCGGACCAAGCTCACGCACCGTGGAGCACGAATCGGCCTGTATCGTGGGGTGCGGCCCACGCCCTCTGTGCTCATTCGTCATTCAGAAAATCCTCAACGCCAGCCAAGCCGTGATCGTCACTGTCCCCGCCCGGACACTCCTCATCCATCGCCGTCGCCACTCGCGGGGAAATGCGCTTGGTCCCCCTCATGTCTTCCTCAATGGACGCCTGCCACCCCACCAACAAGCCGGGAAAAGGCCGACCTGTCAACCCAAGACCAGCCATGATCCGCGGCGCATTGTCGAAAAAATGGTCCAGGAGCGCACGTAACTTCTGCCGGGCTTCGGCAAGGGAGTCCTCTTCCGTCATCCGGGAGTCGCCCAAGCGCCCAAGCAGCTTCTTCAACTGCCCGAATCCCTTGCGCCCAATCAACACGTCCGCAGGCACCCGCCCCTCGTTCGGGTAGAGAGCATAGTACCGCTGCCGCCAATATGAGGCGAAATTCCCCACCGTCCATCGCTCCACCGGCAAGGCATCCAATTCCGTCTCTCTTGCGGCAAACTGCCCCGTATCAGATCGGGAAAACAACTTCTTCTCGGTATCCTTCTTCTGATCCGCCGGGGGAGCACCAGGAGTGAAGGATTGCACCACTGTTTTGAGATTCAAAGCCATGTTCAACTCCGCGGAAAACATGAAAGGTGACATGGGTGGCACCTTTTGGCCCGAAAGGTGACATGGGTGGCCCGCAGCTAGTATATTAGCATTATTCGTACCAAGTACATTCAAAGTAGGAAATTTTTTACTGACTACTTGTAACGGGTCATGGGTGTCACCTTTCCCCCCAAAGGTGTCACGGGCGTCACCTTTCGTCCCCTCTCGCTTTCGGTAGCCCGCCGCCCGGTTTTTCGAGTAGAACACTCCCACAGCCGTCTCCCATCTACCCCGGCCAACATGCCGAATCATTCCAAGGTCTTCAAGTTCCCCGGTGCAACGCTTGGCCGTGCGTTCGCTTATTCGCAAGGTCTTGGCAATCTCCCCCTGGGAAATGCAGGACACCCCGTACTCGTTGGTTCGGGATGCCATGAGCAGATACACTTGTGCCGTCACCGGCTTTACCCCGGTCAGTGTATCCGGCACAAGGCACAACCTCATGCAGTCTTCCTCACACGGCCATCGGCAAGCCCGGACCCCCTCTAAGTAGGGAAGCTACCCCGGAGTAGAAGCCCGTCATCAAATCGCCAAGGCTATCGTAAACAACATGCTTCCGGTAGAAATACCGGGGTGCATCCGTCCTGATCCCCACACCGATCACCTCGATCCCGGCCAACTCCGCCGCCCGGACTGATTCTCTCAGGTGGGAGTGAAGAATGTAAACACCACCAGTCCCACGCCCATCAACCATCGCCATCGGGATACCATCGGAGAGTACAAAAAGCACCTTCCGGCGCTCAGGCCGCACCACAAGCCGCTTTGCCGCCCAAAGCACACCTTCCCCGTCCACATTCTGACCTAGCAGGTCATTCATTGCATACCAGTCATTCCGGTGCGACCAAGCCCGCTCTTGGAAACTCTTGAAAACGACATGAAGCAAGGATTCATGGCGAATGCCAAACGTGGGACGTGCATTATAATGCGTAGTAAAACCAAGCACTTCACACGGTACGTTTGCCATCTCTAACGCATCGCAGAAGAGGGCGGCAAGCTGAATGGACGTGTTGAACTTTTTTCCGTGCATGGAACTTGAGCAGTCTTGAAGCAGCGTAACCGCCGTATGGATTTTTTCCCTTTTGACCCGGTTGGCGAACATCCGCGGATCACCGACGAATGGACGATGAAGAGCGCGGGTATCCAAGATACCGGTCTCAAGATGGCGCTCCCATTTTCTTCCGATGCTTTGAAGGTCCATAATGAGTCGCCCACGGAGAGCCGCCACCTTGTCCACCAAGCCAGAGAAAAGACGCTTCCCTTCAATGAGGGCCTCCGGGTCAATCATTCCGTCCCGCCAACTATACTTGGCAACGTCCCTCACATGGACTTCCGCATCCGTTGACGTGTCCACGTAGTACCGGGTCTCCCCCCGGAAGGCATCAACGGAAATCTCTAGGAACTCCGCCTTATCCGCTTCCCCTTCCATCATAACTGCGACAAGAGCGCCGACGTTTTCTTCGTCATCTTCCCCAAATAACTCACCATCCCTATCGGTATCTTTTTCCTCGAAGCCTTCACCGTCTTCTAAATCGCTCTTTGCTTCCGGTTTTTCTTTCTTTTCCTCTTTGTTCTTACCCCCTGCTTCTTTCTTCTCTTCCTCCACGGCTTTGTTGTCTCCGGCTTCCTCCTTTGCATCCTTCTCCGGCTCCTCAAACCCCTTGGAAGGGTCTGGTTTGCCTGAACCGGAGCCGCGTTTGTCGGATTTGGTCTTCCCCGCGTCTTTGCGGGCGTCGCTTTTGGTTTTTTTGGCTTCATCAGGATTGCCGAAAAGCCACACCTTGATAGGGTCCGCACACTCCTTGGCGTCTTCTAAGGTCGCCACGGCTTCAAGACGAGCTTTCAGGGAAGCAGGAAGGGTCGCATCAAAGCGAGACGGCCCCAGCGGAGTCGTGACATCTTCCCCGCTCCGAAAAACGTACTTTTCAACCGCCCGCATCACTGCAATCCATCGCTCCAAGTTCACCCTGTCTTTTTCCGACAAAGTAGGTCGCTTGGTTGCCACTTCTGCGGCATGATGCCTGAAAATCATCCGTTCTTCCACCAAGATATTCTCACCAGCCCCCATGAATTTTTCGGCAATGAGGCGATTCACGCGCCCGTCTTCCACGATATTGAACAAGTACCCGGCTAGTGTTCCCCCCAGCTTGCCCAAGTTTTCCGGCTTTCCATCCTTGTTCTTGCTAAAGAGGATGTGCGCAACTTCGTGGTCAAGAGCGCCACGGAGTTTCATTTCCTCTTCCTCGGTCAGCTTTTCAGGCAGCGGTGGGAGCACAATGGACAGCGTTTCGGGGTCTGCACAAGGCACCGTGCACTTCGGATGAAATTGCACGGTGACGCCCGTTGCCGTCATCATCCGTGCAACTTTTTCGCTCGCCGTTTCTAGGACTTGTATTGCCCTTGTCGTCATGGGCACTCCCTGAACCAAAGCGCCACGTCAAGTATAACCTAACACGGCGCAAAAGACTTGTCAAGTATTTTCAGAAGGTGCCAAAGAGTTTTTGCGCCATCTCGGAGAGGGCCTTGGAATCGGACGGGGAAGCCGCCTTGTGAAAGATCGTGGCATTCAAGGCGTCACGCAAGGAAGTACGCTCCCCAATACCACCGGTGGTGAAAGCCATATACAACTGCGCAAACCCAAGTAGGGAGCGTGTTGAAACCGGAGTGAAGGTTTGCCCGTTTTTCATTGCGTTACGGGCGTAGTTGGCGAGACGCACTGCTTTTTGTGCAATCGTAAAGGGAAAATCCTTCACCCGATGTTGTAGAATCTTGATCTCAGAAGGCTCATCCGGGTACGTCACCTGAATAAACACGAAACGATCTCGGAAGGCCGCATTCTGCGTCTGCGTTCCGGCATAGATACCGGAGTAGTCCCCGCCGCCACTGGTGTTGGCCGTCGCGGCGATCAGGAAGCCCGGCTGCGCTTCAACTTCCTCCCCGTTGCGCGGATTCAGGAAATGCCGTTTACGTCCAACACGCACTTCCAAAGCCCGTTGCAGAGCAAGGTTGATCTCCGCCGGAGCCGCGTCCACTTCTTCGCAGATCAGCACCGCGCCGGTCTTCATGGCTAGAGGAAGAGCGCCGTCCACCCACACGGTTTCCGTACCACGCAGGATAAAATGTCCAAGCACGTCGTCCACCGACGATTCCCCGTTGCAGGACGCCTTGACTACCTTGCGCGAATCCTCTTCGCAGATACGCTCAAAGCCTTCTGACTTGCCGGTGCCGGTTTCTCCGTAAAACCACAAGTTTAGATCGGCGGCAAGAATGGCCCGAACACGCTCCTTGAAACCCGGCGGATAGTGGAAAAAATTGGGGTCGTGGTCCACCGTGGAGTCCGTTGACGAGGACATAGGACGCACCCGCCACGTATCGGGGCGTGCTCCATCCTTTTTCACCGTTACCCCCTCGCCGCTGGGGGTGCGGGGTGCTACCGGAGTACCATCAAGGGTAACGGTCGCACCATCACTTTCCATTGTCATTCCGGTCTCAGCACGTACACGAGCAATCAGGTCCGGCTTGGCAACCTGAAAACGAACGTAAGTGGCGGAGACCTTCGCGGCCCGTCCCAAATCCGCAACGGATTTGGGGTACTCATCGGGATGATCCTGAATATCAGTAATAAGGAAATCCGCAAACCGGTTCGCAAGCTCCGGGTCCGTACTGGCAGAAGCAATCGGCGGGACACGGGGGACACGCTTCGCCGCGGTTCCCGCTTCTTCGGAAGTCACCCGCTCCCTGACGGAATGGGGGATTGTGGAAGCCATATCCTTGCGGCCCCTTCCGGCCATCCATCTCGGTCTTTTTCTCGCTTCTGGCATTGTCATGTCCTCTTGTAGTTCAAGTGTTCATCCGAAACCTAACACGTCAAAAACGGATTGTCAATGGAAAAATGCGCGCGCTTGCACTTTCGCATACCGCTCCCATAAAAAGGCAAATGCCCGATGAGGACCAGCCCCACCGGGCACTGCCTGACACTGGACACTTGACCAAGGGGCGAGTGGCTTGGGGGCCACTCCTACAACAATGCACTTTCAACGTAACACCCCGCATTCGACGTGTCAAGTATTTTTTTTTTTCTCTCAAAGATCGTGTGACGCGGCACATGAGGCTGACTAAGCCCCGCGTTGCTCCCCCTCGAAGCCCTGCGGTGTCAAGGATTTTTCGGGTAGATGTTCACCGCACCTTGATAGAAGGTGAGTTGCCGCCCTACTCTCAGTCTCCAAGTGAACCATGCAAGAATCCACTGATCCAACGGCTTCTCCATCCCCGGCTTATAGAAACACACCCGCTCCGGCAAAAGGATCAATTCAAGCCCTCGGCGGAAAAGCGCCTGTCGTTTCGGCGTGTCCAAAGCGTGCAGGGGCATGAGGAGGGCAAATGGCTTGTCCAACTCGTAGGCCCGCGCCAGGAAACGGGTCAACTCAGAGTGTGGCGGGTGCGTCACGACGCAATCGAATTTCTCCGGTGCCCACTTCAAGAAATCCTGCCCCTGATCCACGTCCGATCCGATCACCATGAAACCCGCATCCGTCAATCCACGAACCAAGGAGCCCTCCCCCGCGGCACATTCCCACACCACCCATCGCGTTTTCAAGTAGGGAAGCACCGGCATGAGCACCGAAGGCGGGGTTTGCAGGAAGTCGCCGTGGATTTTATTCATCAAAAAGAGCGCCTATACGCACGCTGGCAATGTCGCAAAACTCTTGCTCCACGTCCATGCCGCAGAAAGAGTGCCCCAAACAGGCACAAGCAACTCCGGTCGTACCGCTTCCCATGAATGGGTCCAAAACCGTACCCCCCGGTGGAGTAATCAGGGACACAAGGTATTTCATCAAAGCCACGGGCTTTACGGTGGGATGCGTATTTGCCTGTCCGCGCTCCGACTTCGGAGCCTTGGCACAGTAGAAGAAACGACTAGGCGTATTTTCCACATCCAAAGCCCCCGCCTCTTGAGCAAAGACTTCAACAACATCGTTCGACCCGCCGTGAATTACGTTGGTAGGCCAACGTCCTTTCTGCTCCGGTCTTTCAAAGGTTATTCGATTTAGATTACGGCCCGCATCCGGCTCGGCTCCGATAGCGGCCAATTCCTTGCTCGTACAGGAGCCTTGCGGCGTAGCGCCATTCTTGTCCTTCTCCGACACGTAAGCGATTCTGCACACATCTATGTTCAAAGCTCCCGTTCCCCATTTCAGCACGTTAGCCACAACCGTTTTCTCGGATAGGAACTTTCTGGCAAGGCAAAGAGGCTCATTGGCTGGCTTGAGAGCCGTTCCCCAACCGTCCCATTGTTTAGCCGCGTCGGAGGCCGGGGCCATATAAATATAATCTCCATCTGTGTTATTAGCGTTCCACCGCTTTGCGCCAACGGATTTATCTATCGCTTTTGAAACGTCCAAACTTTTTGGAAAACCAGACCCATAAAGCCATTGAATCTGATCTCTGATCTCGAAACCAGCATCCTCTATTGCACAAGCCAGCCGATGATAAGTACGAGTGCCCCCAAAAGCCAGAAGGTGTGCTCCCGGCTTCATTACGCGCAAAATCTCTCGCCAAAAAACCACTCCCGGCACTCCATGATCCCACCCTACGCCCATAAAGCTCAATCCGTATGGGGGGTCCGTCACCACGGAATCAAAGGAATTATCGGGAAAATCACGGAGAACTTCCCGACAATCCCCACAATGAAGGTCTATATTCTCAATAGTCAAATCATCATGTTTTCTCAATGTTTTAGGCATCCGGCGGACCCCCCTGTGCCTGCCGAGATCGAAGAAGCGCGTCACCCACACGCTTTTGCACTCGCATCTGAGGGACAGGACTGGTTTGCGCACGGTGCTGCTTGTGTTTTTCTTGGTAAATGCCCAATAGACGGTACACCGTCATTGCGTGCAGACACCCAACGCAGTAAATCACCACCTGTCCCCCCACCGAAGACGGCGGAAATTGCCATCCGGCCAGCCAGTGCCCCACGGAGTACACCAGAAGAAATGGAATGCCGAAGCAAAGCGCGGCGAATAGGTACAGCATCGCGCCACCAAGGAAAAACGCCACCATCAAAATGATACGTCGTTCGCCGCCCTTTTGCGTTTCTTCTGTTCCTCTAGCCATGCCGTCCTTCCTCCTCTCCCTTTGATAAACTCTCCCGGCAGTTCCCCACGCGAGTAGGCATCTCTAAATATCTGTTCCATCTCCATGTCGGTAATTTCACCGCGAAGATACTTCTGATTCATCTCACAAAAGGTAACATGAGCTTCCCACGCTCGCAATTTGATTTCGTGCATTTTTCCAAGATAGGTCCGCAAGGTTACATGGTTTCTTTTCCCCGCACGCTGCTCGGACAAAAGGCTTTCATACACGGATTCACGAGCCATGCCCATACGGAAGTATCGGTACTTCCGTCCGCAGTGGGGACAGGTCTGCATTCGCCAGTAGGACCACCCGGCCTTGCGCTTTCCCCCGCGAGTCATGTACGTGCCATCCGCCCGTTTGTTGGTCCAACGGCCCAAATTACCCTTGGGTTTGCGCTTCCTGCGTCGCCCGTCCTTGCAATTCAACCTCGGCAAAAGTGTACTCCGTTCCTTCCCACCCCTCAAAGAACCGGCTTCCTTTCACACGCCACCAGAGATACGCCGCCCACCCACGCCGCCTACCCTTTGGAATGTTGTGCTTCCGCCGGTAGCGTTCATGGGCTTCTACCATGCTCTTCTGTATGTACGCCCTCGCACCCGTCCGATGCAAGCGCCAATCCACCTCATTCAGAGAAAGCAAGCGCAACCGTCCATGCGCCAAAAACCAACCCACCAAGTCAGCCGGTGCAATCGTTTGCACATCCGGCGGATGAAGCAGGAAACAGTAGGCCACGTTTGCATCCTGGTGATCCCGCTCCACTAACCCGAAGTTGTGGTGCTGATCCATACGAAGAAGCACGTCACCGTGAGGCATATTGACGCTCTTCACTTCCCCCCACACCGGGTACCCCATGAAGGAGAAAGTCAGGTCCGGCACCAAAGCTCCGTGAGCCTGCCGGTGACGTTTGGCGTTCGGGTCTATCTGCTTTTGAATGATCTTGAGCGCCGCCCGCTCCGCTGCTTCACCGGAGAGCACGCGATAAATGCCTTCCCGACGCACTTTGGCTTCATCCATCGGAAAGAGGGTGAATTGATCTAAGTCCTGATACCGCCCCATCATGGTTTCCGTAAAACTCGTGTGGAAAGCCCCAGCGTGGTCGGACTATCGCAACCTTCAAACTGCACCCTGATTGCCCACGGGCGGAGCTTCGGGTGCATGTCCTTCGGCTGTTTTTCCAGCACCCGTCCGACGAGCCCCGCACCTAGCCCCCGATTCCGCGCCGGTTCAAAGGTATCACCCACGGAAAGACTGTCCAACCGTACCCACCCCTCAAACACACGCTTTGGCGGCTTCACCTTGGTCGGACGCACAATCACTTCCGGTGGAAGACCGAGACGCGCACGGAACCGGTTGACGGCCCGGTGTTTGGCTGCTCTTCCATCACGCCACCCCTGCGTGTACTCCGGCGACGAATCATCATCCACCGGCCCCATGCCCGCCCCGTGGGTAAAACCGCGGAAGTATCTACGGGCGCGGGCAACAGCTTTCGCGTGCTCCTTGGAGTCCATCCCTTCTTCGGAACCCATGATGTTCTCCTTTTGGTGTCAACCCACTCCATGCGTAAAGCTCAGCAAGAGACCGCGCCTCACGCAAGCTCAGACCGCACCGATTAGTTCTCGCCGTTTTCGCAAAGAAGTCGGCTGCTTCATTCTCCGTATGACCGCGGTGGCCCGGTACGTGCTTGAATTGCACGAACACACCTTTCAGGTCGTCCAAAACTGCCATCAACCGCTTCCATAGGTTCACGTTCGCCACCGGTGCACCAGTGCGCGTCCGCCATCTCCGACGCTGCCAGCCCCACACCCAATCCGTGATTCCGTTCTTGAGGTAGGCCGAATCGGTGGTGAGAATGACGCTTTGCCCCTGTTTACGCAGCAAATCGGCGTCTAAAACCAGCAACGCCTGAACCGCCGCTTCCAACTCCGCTATGTTGTTCGTCGTTCTTGGAAGATACCCGGTCTCCGCCATCCACCAAGACCCGCAATTCAATACGAAGGCCCATCCGCCCTCTCCATTCGGATTCGGGTAGCAGGAGCCATCCGTGTAAATGAAGACGGGAAGTGTCATCCCGGCGGCGTCTCCGGCGGCTTGACGGACCGCATCCGCGCTTCCGCCATTTGAATCGCCACGGCCATTTTTGTGAAGTTCTCACTCGTCCGCTGCTCCGGCGGCACTATCGCCCGCATGTCATTGGCGAGCTTCACCGCCTGCTCCACGGCCAACACCCGGTCCTTGTCAGGAAACTCGGTGAGCGGCTTTCCGCCTTCCGTTTCAAGCACATAGCAGGTCGGAGCCGTGGAGAAGGGTCCATGCTCCGCGATGCTCAGAGGCACTTCACCCTGCGAAACGGCACAAGACGTGTTGAAGTGAGATACGGCCTGATCCAACTGGCGCACGGCAATCACCCACGCCACCATCGGATCAAACTTCGCGCGCGGCGGAACCACAAGCGGTTTCGGCACCCGTTTTCCAATCTTGCCAAGGCACTTGCACACAACCGTCCTGCGGATCAGATCGGCACGCCCCGCCTCGATCTTTCCGACAATGGCAAGACCCTTCTTCCGTGGCTGTATCAGCGTGCCGGTGGTGCCGCGACCGTGGCAGTACGGGCAGACTTCAGACGGAAGCCGCTCCACTTCGTACCATTCTTCGTACCCCGTCTTGGAGTCGTACACCACACGGTAGCGCAAGTTAGTGCCGTCAACATCACATACCGCCTTCGCCATCGGCGGATTCCCGTCGTCCCACATCACCCGCACTTGGCGGTCCTTCTGTCCCACCGTCTGCTCCGTGCTACCATCCAACTTCTCTTCGTTCATGCTCACGCCCGCCCCGCTTTGGCCATCTTAGCCCGGTATTCAATGGCGGAAAGGGCCTGGTGCAACTCAAGGCCCGCGTTCACCGCCGACTCCAAGGACTCCCAAAAATCGGAAACCTTGTCGGTCACGGCTGGAACGCCATGCACCTTCACTGCTTTGAGAAGTTCCTTCGCCGCCTGTAACCGAACAAGGGGCGTCCGCTCTGTCGAAAATTCCTTGGGACTCATGCTACCTCCGTGCTGTTGTGAAAAAGGCCACTTCCACAACGAAGCGGATTACGTTTTGCTTCACCTTCTGCATAAGAAGGGGTGGGGCAAGACCCTCGTTTCATAACTTCTTCCCCGGAGTATCCAGAGCGTTCATTTGCTTCCGGTAAATGTTGCCTTGAAGCTCAAGAAGGCACAACCGTTCGTATCTCGAAAGTTCCCGTGGAGCCGCCGTAACATCCCATGCATTCGTCGCTCCCTGCCACTGCTCCATCATCTTCGCCCCAAGGTGCAGGAAGATGTGGACGTACTCCGAAGGCATCGGGGCTTCCATGCACGCGCTCTGCAAATGGGCAAGCACATCAAGTTCAGACGCCAAGGCCACGGGGTCATTGCTTTTCGCATAGTGCTCCCCAAGATGAAGCATCCGGGCCAAGGGCAGTGCTTCTTTGATCCAATCGGCGCACGGCCACTGCCTATCAGACAAGACGACCGGAGCATAAAGCGCCCACGCCCTTTCTCTGGCAAAACGCCGCTCACCAACGGAACTTTTCCGCTTGGCCGTCTCTACTTGCATGTTCATTGTCAAGCCCCCAGCGCCATGAAGAGCGCCGGGAAGACGAAAAGGCACGAGAGAAAAAGAATCCCCCCGATCAGTTCTCCGATCACGTACCCCCACGATGAGTAGTCGGAAAAACCAAACCACCGCCGGGCACGCCAGAGGCGGCTTTTGTCTCGCCGGACACGCTCACGCAGAATCGGAGCAAAGTCTTTGCCGATCATGGCTCACCCCTAAATCGTGGGCACGTAGCTGTCGATGAGAAGCGGCGTCACCTTCTGGCAAAGCTCCACCGCCGCCTTGTTCCGCAAATCCACCCACTGCATACCGTCACGCTTGCCGTATTCCACAAGAAAGTGCTGCAAGACACGAATGACGTTGGCTTGGAGTGTCCGGTGCTGCCGGTGCATCGCGTTGACAAGCGCCTGCGCAAAGGCCGGTTCGTGAAGCCCGATGTTGTTGGTCTTGCCGGTAAAAAGAGAGACGATCTGCTCCGCCACGTCGCGGTAGGCTTCCACGTCCTCTTCATCGGGAATGGAGTTGAAGTGTCTCGGCATTGTCAGTCCCCTTCTCAAGAAGCTAACACGCCTCTTTCGGATTGTCAAGACGAAAATCAGCCTAGAAGCGCGAAATCCTTTACAACGTGACTGAGAGCGCCCCAAAAGGTGTCTTCCTGGCTGGGAAGTGTATTTGCAACCAGCGGAGAGTGCGCTAGCCGCTTTTTCGATACCCTCACCAGGAAAAGGCCCCGCCAAAAACCAACGGTGCCGATGTGCAGAAGCGACCCGTCCGGGCGTCTCTGCAACACCTTCCGATACCACGAGCCCTTTTCCTCCCCTTCCGTCTTCTCGCAAAGCCAGAAACGGGGAGCTACCAAAGCCGTGCCGATCATGGTCCGTGTCCTTTCCTTGCGGCTTCTTGCCGCCATGATTACAACGTAACACTTCTAAAACGACTTGTCAAGAAAAAAGTGCAAGCGATTGCATTTTTTCTTGACAAGCCGGAAAAGACGTGTTACGTTGCCCTCAGACACTAAGAAGGGGACCGACAATGCACGATGCCAAGACACTCCAAGTGGTGAAGCTGGGTTGGGCGTCCATTCGACACAAGGCGCTCTCCGTGATGCGAAACACCGCCCTTTCAACCGAAGAGTGGAAGCGACTCTGGCTGCTCTGCGATGGGTTTGGAATGCAGGATGAGGCGTTTGCGAATCAGGTAGAGTGGGATTGGTCTCACGTCCGCGATTCGTCCTACCCCGCCCTGCTCACCGTACTCCAAGCCCATCTCAGTCTCCACTCCCGCCTGCCCGTGGTGATTCAGCCCACGGATGCCTGCCCGGTGGACGAATTGGCCGTGCAAGGGATCGAGCGGAAGCCGGTACTGATCCGGCTGGAAGACTTACTCCCCATCGGGAAGGAGAACAACTAATGGGCTATACGCGACACCACGCCATCATCGTGACGACGTGGGACAAAGCAACAATCAAGGAAGTCCACAAGACGGCCAAGCGGCTCTTCCCATCGCAAATGGTGTCCGATGTGCTTCGAGGCACCATCAACGGATACTACACCGTCTTTGTCGGCCCGGACGGAAGCAAAGAGGGGTGGCCCGAATCCGACAAGGGGAACGCTCGGCGCGCTCATTTTATTGAACACCTGCACACCCTCTTCCTCGCGGCGTGGGTGGAAGTACAATACTGCGATGAGGAAGGGGACGAAAAAATCACGCGCTCTTCCATGAAGGAGGTGGCGTGCGAAAAGTGCAACAAAATTCAAATCCAAGTACCGGAAATCTTAGAAGATCGCCACGGCAAGCATCTTTGCCGGGAATGCGCGATTGAATTTGACGAGGAATCTTTGAGCAAGGAAATCTGAGATGGAACGCACGATCATGGTGGAAATCCGTGACAAGGACGGAGACCTTCGCGCCAAGGCCCGTTCCCGCAATGGGCAAGGGGCCGAGTGGCGTGTATTCTACTTCCCCCAGGGAGCACCGAAAAAGCCGGTATTGGCTTGTCCGAACCTTCAAGTACACAACGGCGCGACAAGCGTGGTGGACTACATGCTGACAATGGTGCAACTCTGCGACCAAAAGGGAGACACCACGCCGTCTGAGGGATGAACCATGAGTGTTCACGACGTTCAAATAATACAAGGCCCGGCGAAAACCGTTGCGGAGTGGTACGTCAACGGGGTACGCTGGTGAACCTGCTTGAAGCCAAGCAAAAAATTCATGGTGTCGTGACCGTGATTGAAATTCCATTCACCACGCTCACCATGTTCCGCGTTTGGTCGAACGGGAACTCCGCCCCCGTCTGCATTCAGTTTGAACACAAAGACACAAAACCACTTGCCCCAAAAGAACATCTTGAGACCATTCCGATTGCGCTTATCCTCTCCACAATGGAAGAGAAGCCGGAAGAGACGCTTTTCTTCTTGAAGCCCCCCGACCACTACGATCCGGCCACCGTATTTGCGGTGCGAAAAATGGACCTGATAGAGCGCCTTGAGACGGAAGGTCACTTGCAGGTGTATGAGACCGAAAAAATCATTCACGGAGAGACGGTGGAATGCGCCAACTGTGGTCAGACGCATTTCCAACACTACACCGTCACCGTGGACTCGTCTGGTGGGCGTGTATGCAAGCCTTGTGCGGAGCACATGAAAAAATCGGAAGTCTGCGCAAGCTGCGGGAAAGCCTTGGAATCGAGTGCCGACGTGCGGACGTGCGCAACCTGCAAGGGGCATTTCTGCACGCATTGTATAGAGCACTGCCATCACTGCGGACGACAACAATGTGACACATGCTACGCCGAAACCCACGGACACCGGCGCGGACACAATTACTGCGACGGTTGCCATGAAGAATTTGCGGAGTGTGATTTGATCCGCGAAGACGGACAATACCTTTGCCCGGACTGCTATGAAGCCCGAACGGAGTGGGATAAATGGCCTTTGGTATGATTGTCGGGGAGAAATCCCCCGCCTGTGCCAGTCCTGCCGCGATGATCCTGAGCATGGTCGGCTTGGTGACGTAGCATCCGGCGCGCATGTTGAGGCAGCACCAGCCACAGCGGTTGCAGATGAAGGCCAGCATCAGACCCCTTCGAGAATCCAGAACGGAATGAGCAGGACGATGTACCGCAGAATCCAGAAAAAGACGAGTAGGGGGAAGAGCAGGACGTGGTAGATCGCCTGCTTGAGTGCTCGTACCACCCTAAATTTTAGGGGTGGGGTCATTTTACACCGTGCTCCTTGGCACAGACGGCGCAGATCAGCCCCTTGCCGGTGAAGGCAACGAACTTGGAGCCTTCGTGAGTGGGACAGGATGCTTGATCTCCGGGTTTGGCCCCGGCGTCAAACGCGGACTTCCCACGGCGGATGGCGTCCACAAAAGGGTTGGAAGGTGGCGAAGGACGCGCACCCCGTTCCCGCACCAACTCCGCCAGCTTTGATGCGTCCACCCGGATTTCCGGTGTCTTCGCCATGCAAAAATCTCCTTCGTCTATCCGTGCAAGCGCCTGCACTATGTTAGAAGCACCACATCGCCACGGGAATGGGCTTCGATTACGACGTTGGGGGATTGCACCAGACGCAGAATGTCGGCTTCCGGCATCACCGGATCAGCTTCCACCGCGTCAAGGATAACCTGTCCGTTCGCCAGCACCTTTGACGCCGGTATGGACACACCGCTTGGGGTGGTGATGGAAAAACGAGACGTGCAGTGCTCGTCCCCAAACCGGGTGGCACGAAGTCGGAAACCAACATCAAACTGAATGTCCAACCACGTCGTCTCGGTGCTCACGAAACCCCCTAGTCGAAAGGGTACACGCTCAAGCCGAGCAGCACTTGATTCGTTCGCCACGCCCGTCCGTAGGAAAGATTCAGGCTCACGTTGCGCACGAAACGCCAACTAAGACCAAGGGAAGCGTGGCTTTGCCACCAGTCCATCGGTGTGCCGAAGAAGCCCGCTTGCAGCCCGATGGGCGCACGAATCCATTTCTCGAAATTCAGGAACTCAAGACCGGCACCCACGCCGAAAACCGGGGTGTCGGCCAGGGCCACGCCACCGTCCACCCCAAAGAAGAAACGGGCGCGCGCCACCCGGTTGTCATAAGTGACGAATCCGGCAATACCGGCATCCACCAAGGCGCGATTGAACTCCGGGGTGAAACGAATGGCGCGGTGATCGGGGTCGGATTCCAAGGTTTGCGCCCGCTCGTTCCAACGCAAAAGGTCGGTGAGGACCACGTATTGATTCGTGAACTGATAGGGTATCTCCACCTGCCGGAAACAGGTTATGCAGTCGAGTGGCAGCGGCTCCGGTGTCGGTGTATTTTCGTGATCGGGCGGCGTACCCGGCGGTAAAGCCGTGGGGCCGCGTTCGTCACTGATCCGTACAACTCGTACCGTTGTTTTGGAGGGAGCATTTTCAATCTCCTGCCGCAATACATCGGCGGCACCTTCAAGAACCTCAATCTCCCGTTTGTATTTTGTGGTGTCAGCTTCAAGCGACGACAATTCCGCATGATGCTGCCCGTGTTCCGTCGTTTCCTGTTCGTAATTCCACCACCACAAGGCGTTCGTGACGATGCCGAGAAGGAGAAGGAGCCACACGCCGGAGGCCACCGGCCAACGCCTATGCCAGAGAAAACACTGAGACCAACCCTCGCCAAACTGAGAGGGCTGCTGTCCGTCCCGCTTCCCCGGTTCTTCACCAGCAATCATGGAATTTCTCCTTCATGTCATCCCTATCATAAACCTGTCCCGGCCATAATGCAAGAGTAAAGGCGTGTTAGAAACTTTGGGGGCCACCCGGTCGAAATCCTTTATCTTGTCCTCTGGACAAAGGCGCGACTCGTCGGAGGGGTTTGAGAGGGTTTGAGAGGGTTGGATGGGAGGTTTGAGGGCGTTTTCCTGGCCGCGATCACCCCCACGGGTACGATTTTTTCCTTATTCAAGGGCTTCCGGCCCCCTCAAAGCCCCTCTCGGAGTGTTTTTTGGTCCTACGCGCTCAGTTTTCTTGTCCTATGAACACACGGGGCATCCGTGGCGAACACTCCCGCCGAAACGCCTGATTTTCTTGAGAATTACCAACGTCCTATGCCCCATTCCCCTCCGGCACATAGGTTGAAAAACGATTAGAAAAAGGGACTTTTCAAATCGAGGGCCACCCCCGGACACTCCCCCGACCCAAACACAACGAAAAAGGCGTGAATTTGATCCGTGGACCCGTACAAGGACGAGGGCAGGACATGGCCTACGGCTCCGCGTGAAACAAGGGCGTGGGTGGGCATAGTCCCCGTGTGTGTAGGGTCTTGGCTACGTGAACACCCCCGCAAGCCCTACCTATCAGGTGGTCCTAGTCCCCGCACACGGGACACCGCCTGCTTACTGCCCGCCCCCCACCCCCGCTTTCCTTGCAAGGCTGCTTGACTTGCGCCCTGCCCCTGCGTTGAACTCGCTATGGACAAGGGAATGCAACACACCCCACCCCCTTCATGCGTCACGCTGCACAATCTAAAGGCATAAGTAGCGCAGGGTGACACCATGCAAGTGCTTGCACCAGAGCACGAGGCACAGTCCTCGTGGTGCGCATGGGTAGCTCCATGTCTTTGCGTCAGGAAAGAAGCAATCTAGGGGTTGAGGGTATCCCCACTCTCATGCTTTTCCGTGGGAACGGGAGTGTCCTGGGCAGAGGTAGGCACCCCACCCCCGGCTTGCGTAGGAACAGCCCTTTCCGCCTTCAACACCTTGGGAAGCATGGCGTAAGGCAGAGGGAGCCGTCGAATCAGGTTGAGTGCGGGGGTGGTCAACGCAGGTACTTTCATCACCCACCCGCACGGGTAAAGTCACGTCCGAACTGTCGTGCTTCCATCCGCAGGTTGTAGCCTCTCTGCAAGGCGGCAATGGCATTGCGTCTGCCTTGGGTAGCTGTGGCCGACTCACCGGAAGTCCGCGCTTCCGCAGCCCGTCGAGTAAGTGTGGCAATCTGTCCCCGCATCTGAGTGATGCCCCGCGACCCGGCGAAGTAGTGCCCAATCGCACCAATCTGTCCGTCCGTCGCCGTATGCCAGCCAGTGCGATTCACCGCATCCACGGCGTCACGGCCACGCAGGTACAGAGCACGGTTGTCACGGGCCACCTGAATCCTCAGTTGAAGCATGTCACCGGCGGGGATGGTCATACCGGAAGCCACATCCCTCTGTGTCCGCAAAAGCAGATCACGGCTCACCCGAAGCGCCCGGTCAACGCTTTCAGTGCTTCGAGTGGACCGAGCCATCTCCGAAGCCTGTCCCTCAAGGGTGGCACCGAGAGGACGATTGGCGGAAAGCATGGAACGAAGGTCAATCGCCCTGTTCCGGCGGACTTCGCGTGCGATCTCGGCGCGGTCACGCTCACTCTGCGTCATCCCACCGGCACCGCCCATTCCACCGCCAGCACGTCCTTTTCCCATCACAAACCTCCTACACGGCTATCCGCGCTCAATCCCACCAAAGACGCAAAGACCCCTTGGTAGAGTTCGGAATCGCCGCAAACCGCCACCTGCCCGGCCCTTGTCACCCATCCGTCAACCCCCATCACGGGCGTGTAATTGCGAACTCATCAGCGTATCTGACAGCTTGATCCAGCACCCTTGCCCGGTATTCGAGTACCTTGATGCGGCGTGCAAGCAAGGGATTTGAAGCCCCACGCATGGCCGCACGAATATCCGTGGCATCTTTACGCGCATGGGTCGCCAGCGCCCGCAGGTCTTCCCCGGTGTGCCGCAGCGCCAAACCGCGGGCCACACGCGCCTGTTCCGCCGGTCCCAATCGCCCCGGTCCCGGCATGGTGCGCAGCACCTTGAAGGTGATAGGAACGATCCCGGCCCCGCGCTGTAAAGCCAACGCCCGCTCATACACCTTCAAGGAAGGCTCAGACGCCAACCGTGCAGGAGAACGCCGCGGCAACGTGTTCATTGCCGCCCGCTCCCGCTCCGTGAAGGCCCGCAGATCACGTCCGGGGATGGTCAGAGCAAGATGCTCCGCCAACTTTTCCGCAGCGGCCTTTGTGCGCTTCTCGGAAACCCCGCCGATCAACTGGCTCGGCAGAGAAGGCACAGCGCGATTCATGTTCGCAGCGGCCCCGCCGCCCATCCCACCACCTGACCGTCCTTTGCCCATGCGCTACTCCCGTGCAGGTGCCCGCACTCAATCCCACCAAAGCCGAAGCTGTCCGCGGAACGGACTAACCTTCGTGCGAACGGCGGTTCCGGTGGCGTCAAGCAAAGCATTGCCCCGACGACCCCGCACGATCTCCCGCGCATCCTTCGGCACAATCCACTTCTCATCCGCCGTGCGCCCGTGCCGTGTCATGAAGGTCCGAAGCTGTGCCTCCGGCCCCTTCACGTAGAGCACCGGGGAATACTCACGCCCGAATTTGAAGGAGAGACCGGCAAAGGCAGGATCACGCATCGCCGCAGCCATCGTCCTGAATCGGAAGGCGTTGTACGTCGGGCTTCCGGTGCCCCGCGCTCCGGCCATGACCATCTCAGCCGCAGCCGCCCCCTTGTAGTAGCGTCGGGAATAAACTCCGTGCATGGGACCGATACTGCCGTTGAAAATCTTTTCCACACGGTCAACGTCACGCGCCGCGGCCAAGGAAAAACCACCACCGGCGGGACGTACTCCCGGCGCTCCGCCGCCTGCTCCACCTGTGCTTCGTCCTTTGCCCATTACCGACCGCCACTACGCTTTAGTTCGTCCCGAACAGCCTTGTCGAACCGCGACAACCACGCAGCGTGAGACCGCCTCGCCACATCATCACCCTTTTCACGACGAATGCGATTCGTCTTGTCTGCTTCTTTTTGAGCCGTTGTTCGTCCAACGCCGTACTCCTGACCAGAAACAGCTTGGATGGTTGTGTACCAAGTACGCCCATCGTTTGAGAGTGTTATTGGCATATACCCGTAACGCACCAACACCAGTGGTTTAGTATTTACTGCTCCACCCACACCACCCGCGCTTCGTCCTTTGCCCATCGCTTACCTCAGTCCCACCAGACACGGAGAGTGCCTTGCATCGGGTTACGTTCCGAAACGTGCGCTGTCCGCTCCGCGTTTTTATACACGACATCGCCACGCGCATCGCGCTTCACCCGCATCGGGAATCGGTCAATCCCGTTTTCATCCGGGCGATGCCGTTTGATGGCGCGAGAAAACTCCTGTAAACGCGCTTCCGACCCTTTGACGTAGAGCACCGGCGAGCCTTCGCGTCCGAAGCGGAAGGTGAGATCATTCCACTCAGGACGGGCCACCATCTTCGCCACGCCATTGAATCGAAACGCATTGTAGGTGGGGTTTCGATTCGCCCGATAACCGCGCCAATCAGGATCACCGCGACGGCCACGATCCACAAGGCTCTGTTCCATCGCCTTCCCCGCACCCGTGATGATGGACGCAGCGATAGCACCGGACTGCCAATGGTCCGTGACGAAGTTGAGGTTGCGGGTGTCCTCATTGTACCCCGCAGCCGCCTTCTCTTTGTCGCGGGTTACGACGGCGGCTCCACCGCCGCCACCGCCGCCAGATCGTCCCTTGCCCATGCTTCACCCCTTTATAGGGACAGGTTCACGGGAAGACTAGCCGCGGCGACCGATAATCCGATTGAGCCGAGCACGAATCGCCTGTCCCACACCCCGGATCGTGCCCATGACACCGCCGCCAGCACCAGCCGGACGCCGCGCCGCGGGAGCACGACGGCCAGTGATGCGGAAGCCGCCGCCCGGAGCCGTGATAGGGATGCGAGCACCGCCGGGAAGACGGATGAACGCACCGCCCGGCTTCACCACTTCGATCCCGCCACCACCGCCTGCCGTTCCTTTCGCCATGATCGTTCTCCTTCGTGAGTTCACAGCCGCACAAACTTACCGATCCATTATAAGGGACAAACGCAGGAGTGGCAACACCAAAAGAAAAGGCGGAGCAGGCACGCTCCGCCTTTCTGCCATGTTTTAGTCGCAAGCACGGAAAGCCCACCTAAACAAATCCAGAGGGGTACGGCCATACCCGCCGCTTTGGTAGAGTAAAAGCCAAAAGCGGAACCGTTCGGGTGTCCGTACCTGACCGGGCAAATCGGGGACGCATGGCGAGCGCCCCCGCGCAAATCGTAAGGATCAAAACAAAGTGAAACTGCGGAAAAAGGATCATCGAGAAACTCCCGTCCCATCGGGTTGGTCTGCCACGGAATCCTTCACGGCTTTCTTTTGTACCACATCGTACCCTTCCGGGTCCATGTGCCACATCTCCACCGCGAAATAAAAATCTTCCACGTCCATTGCGGTCCGGCGCTTTCCGTCGTAGCAGATACGATAGAGCCGCGCCTTTTCCTCTTCGGTCATCAGATGCTTCTTCATCCGCGGCATCGGTCACTCCTGCGGCAAAATGCAAGACTTCTTGAAATGCCAACGGAGCAGAGCCGCTGCCGTGCCGCCGCGCGTGCGGTCGTCTTGCATCACGATGAGTCGCATTGTCGGTTCTCTTTCCTAGCGTCTGAAAGCAATCTAACACGCCCCTTCTGACGTGTCAAGAGAAAAATGCAATCGCGTGCACTTTCTTCTTGACAAGCCCTTTTGGGGGTGTTAGATTAGAACCATCGAAAAACTCGTGACCCGCCTGCAAAGACGGCTGAGGAAACATACGTGGCATGCCCCGCTCAAACCGCAAAGGAACCGGAAAGATTTGAAAGATGCGTGCGCTGCGGCGCCTGCTGTCTCGCCAGCACCTGCTTGTTTCCGGACAGTGTATATCAGGCGTTATTGCGGCATGGCTTTCATCCCAGTCATTTCGCGCCCGATATTTGGCTTGGACGGCGCACAGGAAGCTGGATTGTGGATAGGCGACCAAATGAACCGTGTGATTTCCTGCGGGAAGATCAAGGCGTCTTCGGTTGCGTCTTGTTTGATGTTCCGGAGTTCCGTGCCTTCTGGTCTACAGGATGTGCATGGAATGGACAGTTTAGAGATGTGCTCGAAGCATTCCAGACGGGAAGGGTTGATGAATGATTGTTGTAACCGACTGCGAGCTTCTGATTCAAGCCCTGCTTGAGAAATGGACGGAAGGAACGGTGAAGGGAACACTTCACCGTTCCCACAATACCGCCTACGTGACGTTTGAAACGGTTTATGGGCCGGTTCATGTTGCGCTCTACACCAGGGCCGTACCCGCCACGATTCGTGCCGCGGCAACCCTCTTGCATTCACTGAAAGGGGTCAAGGCAGTCGCAGCCAAGCATTTCAGTCAGGCCATGCAAGACTTGGCTTCGGAACTGGACATGGGATACATCGCCTACAACGGCAAACAAGCCCACATCGAATTTTCCAATAAACTCATAGTCTTTCTTGAGATCAAGAACACGTTGAACAAAGACAAGAAGCGCGAAGTTTAGGGAAGCTCCGATTCACAGGCACCACGGACACCATCGGTTCTTTCCCCTAACACGCCAGTCCACGGGCGGCTGACTTGCCAGATGCCGGGCCTCAGTCTCCATCGGATGATCGTAATACGGATGCTTGTCCCACTGAAACAAGTAAATCCACAACCCAACTCCGAAGTAACGCAGGACGTGGAATAGGACGCCGTGACACTGGATTACCTGCCAATGGTGCGCCATCTCATGCTTCTCAAACTGCGTGAAGAAGTCAGTCGGTGCCCGCCGCATGTGCCCGTTCCATGCATCGTTGCGCACCAGCACCAGACCCCCTATGGTCACACCGGAAGCTCCCATGCGTTGCATCACCCGGTTGGGCAGGATCACCGGCTTGAGGCGAACGAATAGAATTTTATACTGCGGCACAAAATTGTTGTGGTATTCGCGTGTTATAACACCAAGTTTAGCAGCCAGCCAGTCTCGAAGCACGGCCAAACCCCCGCGGTTCTGTCCCCCACTCATTGTAACGAAAATCCCAGGAATGTCACGGGAAAATTGGCGGCAAGCCTTTCATACGCCACTCTTTCACCGTGTCATCCTCTCCGAAGTGGAAGGTGCCATGCAATCGAAAGCCCCGTAAGACAAGAGGAAGCCATAGTGGATCGTCCGTCCACATGGAGGCGTAGGGAATCTCCGTCTGAGCGAATACCTTGGGGAGCATTTCGTCACTCTCCGCAAACGGAAGCTGCAATACGTTGTCCACCACAAGACGGAAAACGTGGACACGGCAGCGGTAGGGATAGAACGACAAGATGGCGCACAAGTCCAGTGCAGACGGTTGCACGGACACCCGCGCCTCTTCCCAAAGCTCTCGTATGGCAGCGTTCACCACTGCCTCATCGAACAGCACTTTTCCACCGAAACCGTTGAAGCGCCCCATGCCGAAGCCTTGCTTCTTCATGCCGAGCAGGATGTTGCGAGCATCCATCGGGAACTGGACCGAACCAGCTTCACTAATCTTGATCGTGGTCATTGTCTTGCCTCTTTAACAGCATCCGATGGCAGCGCGGATAGGTCTAGGTCAGCGACGCAGACCTCGCCGGTCATCAGCTTGTGCAGCAGCGACTTGAACAACTCCTCGATCAGCGCGCGCTTGCGGCGATGCAGGTCGATCTTGTGATCGATGGTGTCGAGGATCTGTGCAATCTCTACTTGCTCATCTCTTGCTATAGGCACAGGAATCAACAGCGGTTCAAGGTGCTTTTTATTCAACTGCGGTGTCGGTCCCGGCTCGGTAATTGATCGCAAGTCAAACATCTGGAACCAATGGAAGAGATAGCGACGGTCGATGGTTTCGGGTACCACGCCAATAACGTTGGGATCGAACACACTCCATTCGGCAGTCAAGCGCTTCTTGTTTGTCGCAATCGCGGCACCCCTTTTCGGGAAAACAATTGTTCCCGGTGGAGCGCAATAATGATCAATATCTTTTTCTGCAATGGGACGTTCTGTAGCTCCAGTGCGGATCTCACACTCGTTGCCGGGTGAATTCATGTCCGACACTTTGATTCCCAAGACTTTGATGGCACCGTCAGGGGCATGGTCTGGGCTAGACTCCAATTCCGTGTAAGACATCCTGGTAGAGACCACCTTCGCATGTTGGTCGAGCCGACAGACCTCCCAATTCCCCGGTACCAATCCGATTCCCGTCTCCTTCTGCGGCTCGGAGCGAAGGCCAAGTGTGAAAAGCTCGCGCATGGCGGCGGCCTTCAGGTCATGCGTGCGCTCGGTCAAGTCGATGTGCTGTAACAACGCCTTTCGCACCAATCGCAGTACGGAGACAATTCGTTGTTGTTCATGCACGGGCGGCAACGCAATCTCTTGGTCAAGAACATCGGAGTCGCGAACTGCAGGGTAACTTGCTCCCGTTTCGAGGGCCGAAACCGAACTAATAAAGCTGTCCTCGACGGTAGCGAAGAACAGGAAATCTTGATCGACGAAGACCAGATTCGGGCGCAATACGCAGAACGCTGTCGAAGCAATTTGGCCGTCGAGCGAAACCGGGACTTGAGCGACACGTCTCAGGCTCGGCCTGATCGTTGCGAAGAGAGTATCGCCCATTTGAATTTTCTTCCTCGCTCTGCTTGGCGCAGTCGAGGCAGGTTTCTCGTCCGGAAGAACGACAGATAGGCGCTCGCGAGAGATTGCAGATACATCTACATAACGAATGGTTGATCGTGGCTCGTTCGCCGGACTCCAAGTAGAGGTTGGATTGGTGATCGAACGGAGCGAAACTCGGAGCCAGGAAGTCGCCATAGTCACTCCACAGCAAGGGGCTTTAAAAGTTCCAGGAGACGGTCGTCCACCCCCCGTGCCTCTTGTGACAGCAAGCCGAGTTCGTGAACCAAGTGAGCAAGATCGAATGCGTCACACTGCTCTGCCCCATTGACCCATCTGCTCGGACTTAGGTTGTAGTCCGCCTCCTTGGCCTGGTCACAGGTGATGACCGCGATCTCGCCATCGACCGGCTCAGCCTTGTTGAACATCTCGGCGATGGATCGGGTATCCTCCTCGGGCAAGTAGTTCTTGGGCCGTCCCTTCTTGAAGCGCTTGCTTGCGTTGAGCAGTACAATTTTATCTCTGCGTGCGGGGGGCTTGCGTTTGTTCAACACCACGATAATGCCCGCCGCCGTCGTGTTGTAGAAAAGATTGTCCGGGAGTAGCACGATGCCCTCGACGAGATCGTTGTCCACGAACCACTTGCGGATGTTGCGCTCCTTGTCCTCGTGTTTTGAGCCAGAACCCCGCGTCACTGCACCGGTGTCGAGCACTACAGCGGCACGACCGTTCTCATTCATGCATGCGAATGCGTGCTGGAGCCAGGCCCAGTCGCCTTTGCCGGTGGTAATGCCGCCAGTCGGACGGAACCGGTCGAAGGGGTCGTTGGCGAAGATGTCCGTCGAGAAGGGCTGGTTCCACATCGGATTGGCGACCACGAGGTCTTGAGTCTTGATACGGCCATCCGCTGAACGGAATTTGGGATTGATCATCGTGTCGCCGCGCTGAAGGTCCACCTCCATGTCGTGGATGATGGCATTCATACGGGCGATGGCGTAACTTTCGGCTTGGAGTTCCTGGCCTGATAGCTTGAGCGGCACCTTACTCGTTGGGTCGAATTCGCGTGCTACAAGTTGGAGCTTGATTAGCAGCCCTGATGAGCCGCAAGCGAAGTCATGACACTCTTGTCCAGGCTTGGGTCGCAGGATGTGAGCCATTAATAAGCCCACCTCAGTCGGCGTGAAGAATTCTCCCGCGCTCTGCCCCGAACCTTCAGCGAACTTCCGCAGGAGGTACTCGTAAGCCCTTCCGAGGAAGTCGGGCTGGACGTCAGCGAGACCGAGCCGATAGCGGGGGTCGGAGAAGGTTTCTACCACGTCGCGCAGCTTGGCCGGATTCACATCACGCTCGCCGCTTCGTTCGGCGGCAAAGTCCACAACATCGATGACACCGGACAGCGACGGGTTGTATTTAACCACAGCGCGCACGGCTTTGGTCAGGTGCTCGCCGATGTCACGCGGACGCTCCTTGGGCGGCCAATCGAAGCTCTCGCGGCCATTGATGACCGCCCAGCGCGCTTCGGGGGGCAAATAGAAGCGAAGCAGCGAGTGATCGGACTCAGCGATCTCCAGAGCGGTCGCCCGGTCGCCATAGTCCTCGGCCAAACGGACGATCTCGTCGTCGAACACGTCCGACAGGCGCTTGAGGAAGAGGAGCGGCAAAAGGTAGTCTTTGAACTTCGCTGCGTCCTTTTCACCGCGAATCGAGCACGCTGCGTCCCAGAGCATTTGCTCCATGGGCTTTGTTGTGGGAGTCGCAGCAGCCGCGCGCCCCCTGCGCCTCCGCGTTACTCCTGCAGCGTGGTCTTCTGGCGATTCCACGACATCTGCCTCATCGATTTCTGCTTCACGAGCTAGCGCCGCAATCACTTCGCGTGCATCCTTGTCAAATTGCTCCCGTTCTTCCTTTTTCTTGATCGGCCTCATCTCAAGACAACCCTTACCTTTCCGGGGCAAGGACGATGTTTGTGATCTATCCGCCGCATGATCCCGCATCGGCGACAATACTGTGCCTGCCTGCCGGGAAATAGCGGCTTCTCCGCCTTGGCGTCGTCCATCCAATCGTGCGTCGCGTCACCCTCAGTCGTAGGCGGAATCTTCGGAAGAACCTTGGGCATCACATCGACTCCATCTTCAATCTGTAAATCTCGGTCTTGATTCGTCGTCCGCCAACGCACCCGGACAAGACCGAAAGAATACCGGTCTGCTTCCCACGTTTTTTGCTCCGTGCGGGCAGACACCGAGCCAGAGCATTCGTCACTTCGCCTTGCTGATCGGCGTGCCGGAGACGGCCTGGAAGATCGGAATGGGAAGAAGCCGCGACACCGGCATGTGCGGAGTACGAAGCGCCATCCGCACACGCAGGCACTCAAGCGCCATGTCCAACTCCGCCTTCACACATTCACCCTGCTCCGCACGGGCAAAGCGCATCAGGCACCCCTCAAAGAGCACCGACGCCTGCCCGTCAATGTCTTCGTCCCGCCTCTGTGCCTTCATCTCCGGCGTCACCTTCGGTGGGCCGCCCGCCTGCTTCGCCTTCAACGCCTTTGTCAACTTCGCCTTCTCTGCCATGAAAAACTCCTTTCAGTTCGGACCGTACTCATCACGCCCACCCCTCACCAATCGAAGGGCCGGACAATTCTGAGGAAACGTGCTCAGACTTCCCCGCGGTGCGGCGAGGAAAGCCGCAATTCTCGTACTGATAGGCCCGCCGACTTGCTCTCCCATCACGAAGATGAAATTAGCCTGCCCCTGAATGGTGTCCACGAAATCCAGGAAGGCTTCCACTTCACCACCGCACAACATGATGGAAGCCACAGACACATCCGGGATCGGAGACCACTCCGACTCAAAAACGTGCCGAGCAAGCACGTATAACCTGGCGTCCGTCGAAAGCAAGAAACTCTCCGTATAAAGTTCGTGAAGCTCCACGAGATTATCCGCCCAAAAGCTGCTTTCATAGGGATTCCACCCGCGCACTGCCGGATCGTAAAGGATCATCCGCAAAGCAGTCATGTCTTTCCCACTCCACAAAACCTGAGACCATCCCGCGTCACGATGCCGCTTTCCACGGGTTGTCTCCTGTCGCATCCTTCGATCACCGAGAGGTCGTCATGCAAGCGTTTGCACTCCGTCATCAACGAAAGCAAGAAGTAGCGTCCAGCCTGGGCACACATCACCTTCCGTTCGGTGCCGAAGCGCCCCGGCGTAAAGAGAACAAGATGCTTTTCACCGGGCAGGATTTTGTGTTTGTTTGCCTGGCACACATTTGGTCTCTTGCAGGTGCAAATGCGCGCTCGCTTCGCCATCTCCGTCATGGCAACGGCTCCGCCAAAGCGGAGACCGCCTTTACGTGGTTTCTTGATGCTTGCCACGCTTTTCCCGATAGCGGCGCACGGTGCGCACGCCATGTTTGTACGTCAAAATCGTCACGGCTTCCCTACACTTCCGACAAAGCACCACTTCACAACGGCAACCATGTGGGGTCTCTTGGTATAGTCGTGCTTGCACCGGAGCGTGCCCCGTGTAAGGTGCTCCATTAATACGAATTGGAATCGTCTTCGTCACAACACCCGCTCCAAGATACGATATTGTATCGCCTCAGAAAGATGGTTGACACGAATGCGCATAGAGCCCTCCATGTCCGCAATAACGCGAGCAACCCGGCGCACGAGTTCCACGGCGCGAGCACTAAAAGACAAGCGATCCATCACGGACTCCATAAGACGATGTGAATCCGCGTCAAAAGACAATCGCTCATCCGTGTCGGGATGCTCCGCACGAAAAGCCAGTATCTTGTCAATCCGTGCCGAGACAACGGCTCCATCTTCCCCACGACTCGTTGCCAGTTCCCGGTAACGCAGGGAGGGCATTTCGACGCAAAGCGCCACGCTATAGTCCTCAATGGCGGAGTGAAGCAGCTTAGTGACGCGCTTTACTTCCGCGGGAGAACACCCGCACTCTTTCGCTGGGTTTCCGAAGTGACCGCACGCGCACGGCCACGCTTCCACCACCGTAGGCACGTACTCGGAAAAGCAATCCGCCAACATGGTCTTCCCGCTTCCGGGAGCACCGATCAATGCCACGGCAAAGCCGCCACACGCGGCTATTTCCATTGCCCGCTTCGCGTGCTCTTGTCCCTTGACATTTTCCAGACCCCTGATCGGCATCGGTACTCATCCTTCCAGCAAAAGGTTGTCAACGCTTACAAAGCTAACACGCTATTCCTGGCGTGTCAAGCAATCTTCACACACCCTTCAATTTGCAACCCCGGTACAATACCTTATTTGTCCGTTGCACCGGAGGCTCCGGGGGAGTGTCCGCCTTCTTCAGCAAATTCACAATCACCCCATCTTTCAGGGGCACGCGAAGCAGCATTTCCCCCTTTTTGCGCCACGCGGCTACAAGGTGCTTGGGATGCCCGGCCCGCTTGGAATCGTCCACCAAAGCAAAAATGGCGTCGGGATACTTACGGTCAAGGTCCGTGCGGCGAAGGACGGCACGACACGCATCCAGGGGCATGTCGAACCCGCTGAGCGTCGTTTTTGGTCCTTCCACACACCCGTTGTGAAAGCACATGAGGATTTGGTTTTTTCTTGCCACGGGCAACCCCCCAAACGGTTGTCAACCTTTCCCTAAACTAACACGCCTGCGTTGGCGTGTCAAGATGTTTCTCATTCGACTCTCCGAAGCTGCCCGGCGGCAACCTCAGTGAGAATTTCCCCGCCATCTGACCACGGAAAAGCCACGCGGTAGCTGTGTGGAGCGTTGTGATCGCTGATGATGATGCCCACGGACCCGCCGTATAGTACGGCCTCACTTCCATTCCGCAGAAAGCAGTGATCTTCGATCAACGCCACCATCGCGGCCTTGTTCAACCCGCCCGGCGGTGCCATGCGGAAGTCGTCCGGCGAATCCCACAGGAATCGCAGAAACTTCACCACTCTTTCCACCGTTTCCGCTCGCCCCTCACGCAGTAAACCCGCGGCATGTTGATCCTCTGCGTCCACATGAAGAAGCAGTTTGGCAGGAGCGTCACCATAGGGCACGGCCCTTCGATAATCCTGTCCCACTGCCGCAAGCACGTCCGGGTCGGTGTAATTCAAATGCTCCACGCGCACTTTTCGGGGAAGAACGATGATTCGGATGTCCAACTCCCGCGCCAGCATCCCCACGCCTTTGGCCATCGCTTGCACCGTCTTCAAGGGAGCGTCTTCCGGGTACTGAATCACCACCAAGTCACCGGCGACCGGCTCCAACTTCTGCACGGAGACGCCAACGAGTTCGGCAGACGGTGAAACCCCCACCTGTCCCCTTCCACCGCAAAAAGAGCAGGGCTCCCGCACCTCCTTTGTACCCGTGGGCAACCATCCTCTTCCATTACAATCAGGACATTGGACAAAAAGCATTTGGCACCCTCTTAGTCTGGCAACTCACCATCCCACCGATCCTTTTGAATCATGGAATTGGCGATGTTGCGAATGGCTTGTTTCTGCTTGTCTGTAATATGCTGGTGCTCCTGCACCCACACGCAGATATTCGTGAGCGTTTCATCCGCCCAATCAAAGACCGAGTGCCCACGATCATCTTCCGCTTCGGTCATCTCATCAATGGTTTGAAGCCACTTTTCCCAATTGCAGCGAAGACACATGGACTTCCTCAGTTACCGGGCAGCAGGGCAAGCCCGATGCCAGCGGCAATCAACACAATGGCCGCCACAATCAGGACGCGGCGTCGGAGTCGGTTCGGGCCGCCGTTTTCGAGCCACGCCAAGAGGTTCTCGTTGCGCGCGGGGGTCCAAAAGTGCTGCCAGGCGTAGGTGAGGACAATGGCGATTGTGGCCCACAGGGCCAAAACGATGATTCGCACTAGCAACTCACGCATCGGGTTATCCTCCAAGTTCATCGCGCCGATGGGCGCGATGTTAGTAACGAACCACGGTAGTCGCCAGGCAATGGGGACACACCGAGGTCTTGCATCAGTTTCATGTGAGCCTTTGCCGTTTTCGGCTTCGGACAAGTCTGTCCCCGGTATGGGCGATAAGTCCAACGCCCCAAACCGGAGGAATAGCCCAACTCAACACGCAATCCAAGCTCGCAGATGTCGTGTTGTTTTGGTCGGTAACAATGACAACCACAACAAGTACGGATCATCACTTACTCCTTTCGATGCGATATATGTCGGCTCCTACCTACTTCGCGTGGACACGGTAGGCGAATACTCCTCGAATCGAAACCACCTGCGTATCCCCCGGTTGCGCGACGCGATGCAGACTGTCCTATCGCCGTGGCGAAGCCATTGTGATTCCGCACGACACGCAGAACACCGATGAAGATGCGGGGTTTTTCTGCGCCAGACAATAACTACCTGAAAACCACCACAGGCATGGCAATGAAACCGTTGGATTAGGACTTGTGTTACGTGTCTCATCATCGAACAACTGCTTGACGCGAGCGCGCGTGTAGTTCTTGCCATCGTCTTCCCTTGTCGTGGCCGCATGGCTCCAACCGCATAATGTCGTCAACGGTCAGATGCCTCATGGCGGTGCTCCCTTCATCGGAAACCTAACACTACATAAACGCATTGTCAAGGCGTTTCCGCATTCCACTCCGCGATAGCCCCCGTTCGCCCGTACCGGCCACGGAAAAGGCCGTGCGTATTTTCCCGCCCACAACACTGGCACTTCACTTTCCATGCCCGTTCTTGTACCGGCCACTCATGCCCACCGCCAAATCGGGTGCCGCGCACCAATTCCATGATGACCCGCGGGCGTTTTCCGCAACACTTCGCCGGAATCGCCGGGATGCGAGCGGTTCCCCGGCCCACGGCGGGGCGGCCCTCATCGGGTGCGTTCGGTGCTTTCATTGTCACTACCATCATCGCTGTCGGGTAGGCATTCAACACACATATCGCTGTCCGCTAATGGGTGTTGCGAGTGACACCGCTCGCCATAATTTCGACCACACTTGATACAAATGCGCGACGCGGCCTCGCTCGTGCATAACTCGCATTCGGGGGGAGGCTTGACCTTATTCATTATCATCACCCGTCATACTGAACTTCCGCTCCGCCGTCGCCACCTCGTCGTTCAGCGTGGCGATGGTTTTCTCCAAGTCGGCGATTCGTTGGCTGGGCATAATATTCTCCTTTGTTTAGGTTATCGGGTCCGGTTGCGGGCTCAGTGCTGCCGCAAGATTTTGGCGAAAACTCGCCCAGCATTCCCGGCACCAATCGTTGGAGCCGACGCAAGCGCGGTTTGTGTTATTTACCCATCCGTGGCGGGTGAGTTCGACGCGCATGTTTCCGGCGTTCATTCGCCCTTTGCCTTGGGACTCCAACCCGATTTTGCCGCAACCGTCACAGATGATTTGAGTTCTAATCATTGCGCGTTATCCTCCATCGCCCAATTCTTTCCTGTCCTAGCAGAGCAATTTGGTAGGCCACGGTTATCGGTGACCATTCCAATTGCGCTTTTGAAGTGCATTGTTGTTCCTCTCTTTACAATAATTTCTTCCCACCAGGCTTGAGCCCATAAATTCCCAAAAAGGAACGCCACTCCTCAAGACATCTTCGACCGAAGCCCTTGATTCGTAAAAGCTCTTGCTCCGTCTTCTGCCAGGCATCGGAGCCAAAGGCGCATCCGGCATTGCGTAGCCGATTCATCAGGTTGACCGATAGATTTAGGTCAACGATTTCCGTCCTGACCATTTCGTGAAAGTCGGCAAACTGATGAACTGCTCCATTGGCCGCCTGCCACGCGCGAATAACGCGAATCCAGTCTTTGCCAACAACTTTCAAGCATGGGCAAAACAAAGCAAATCTGTGATTCGCCATGTAGGTCTCTGGCGGCTTATTACACACCGAGCATTCTGATAGTTTTAGTTGCTCGTTGTCCATTCAATTTCCCCTTTCATCCCGCGTCACTTCGCGGCAAGGGCCAACAAAGTGGCGAGGTTTAGACTTTGGATTTTCGTGTTGCTTTCGTCCGCCTCATCCGTCCATTTCAGAAAGACGGCAAACTCCCCACACTCTCCGCCGTCACCCATCGCATTGTCAAGGTGGTTCCCTCGCACTTCGGCGGACACCCCGGCTTGATCCGGTTCGTGCCAGTCCGCCCCCGTCACCCGTCCTATGCCAGCTTTTTCCATGAAGGTAAGCAGCTTTTCCCCCGTGTCCAAAAGGACATCCACACTGCGTTCAATTCCCGCCAAAAGTCCGTCTTTACACAACTCCGTCTTCATAGCATCACCCCGCAAGCCGCTCCCACCCGCTTACGCGGCATGGTCACACATTCGATACCGCTCCGGTCGGTGCACGACAACGTTGTAAAGGTCGGTGAAGTACACTTGACCGGATTCCGTTTTGAAACCCACTCGGTATCCGTACCGCCGGTATTTGTTTGGCCCTCGCCAAATACACACACCGGACGTGCCCCACGGGATTTTACGCCCATGAATCACCACCACTTCCCGCCCAACAAGCACCTTACGAGCCTCTTGGTCGTCACGTTCCAAGGCCCGCTTGCGCGCTTCCACGGCACACCACGCATCCGCCGCCGCTCGCACATCGGGAGTGGCGTCAACGGTCACATCAGCATCGGGAGAAGTGTTGGCGGCATTCCACTGAAAACCGCCGTAGGACACACTCAGAACTTTCATGCCATCCCACACATCCGCCAGGTATTCCGTAACTTCCGCGAGGGAATCATCCTTAGTATAGGCCCGGAGCACCCGGCCCGCCCACTCGATCCGGCTCCCGTCAGGGTGTCTTCCTTCTTTCCACCTGATTGCCATTGTCGGTCCCCTTCTCAGCGTCTAGAGGTAATCTAACACGTCAAAAGAGACTTGTCAAGGGAAAAATGCAATCGCGTGCACTTTTCTCTAAGAAAGAGGACCAACGGGGGGCTACTTGCTGGAAGGGTTGAAAAACACCGCAAGAGTAGCGAGTACCGACGCCACCTTGGCAGCAAGCGCATCCCAAAGGTCGGTAACGGCTTGCTGATACTTCACCCCGGACGGTTGTGGATTGCCGGTAATGCTTCGGGCATAGGCCGACACGTCCGCCGTGGTCTTCACTCCCGGCGGCAAGATGCCCCGCAAGAAAAACAGTCTCATCCGCGTTCCCCGTCTCGGTTATGTGCCGCGGCCAACGTGGAAATTCTTTGGCATTCGGAGAGCACCGCTTCGGTGCGCTTCAAATGCTCTTCCACCCGGTCCATAAGTACGGCCAGTTTCGCCACACTCTCCGCGCTCTTGGCTTGAAGCGCCAACGCTTCTTCCCTACGTTCGTCCTTTTCTTTTTGCAAGGCATCGCGCACAACGCCAAGCTCTTTCACCAAGCAGTCCATTGACTCCTTGGCTTCCTTGCGAGTACGCAACCACACCCACACCAGCCCGATGCACGCGACGGCCCACGGTCCTTGGGTCAGCATGTAATCCAGAATCTTCGTGGTGTCCACTGAGCATTCCCCGCCGTTTTAGCGAACCATTATGAGAGCCACACCGTACCCCTTATCAGCGTCATACGGCACCTGAATCGCCATGCACCGCCAGCCCATCCCACGCTCCTGTGAACGGGTAGCCCGACCTTCGTTGTCTGATCCGACCCAATCCCGCGCTTTCAATTTGTCGTCACACCGAACCAAAAGCTGCCCGACAAGGCCAACAGTGTGCCACTCACTGCGCTTCACACGGGGAATGTATTTCTTGGAAGGGTCGTAGTCCTTCGTCAGCTTCTTTTGACGAATCTTCGGGCGCTGTTCCTCAATCTCGCCTTCCTTCGGTGTCCATGCCGTATCGGGAACATCCTCATAAATATCCTCACCGAACTCGGTACGTTCAAACTTCTTGGCCCAAAGGAGAGACGCCGACCCAAGCACCACACCAGCCGTCGCAGAAACGGCCCCCAACAGGTAGTCATCCCCCTTCTTCCCAACCCTGATCTTGTCCGGCGAAGCCTCATCGAATGTGACCAAGGTGCCGACCGGGATGCTCAATCCATCCGCACTCTCGAACATCTCCGCATAATCGGGTGCCCATCCATCGTACAAAGCGCCGGTGCAATAAATATCCCCGTCCACCGTATCCAGCGCCCACGCTTCACCGTTGTTGTAAACGCCCTGCACTGAGTAACTTGGTAAGTCATCATAAATGCCAGAAATGGGCCGCGGGATATTATTCGGCACCGAATTATAAGTGGACAACATAGTGAGGCCAATCGTCACTTCATCACCTACAGTCGCCGTGTCGGACGCGGCAATCAAAACTTGATTTGTATTTCCAGCAGTCGCGTCCACCACGCAGGTATCATCCGAAGCAACGATGGCACAGCTATATGTATCATAGGTACTACGGGCCGTAACACGGCATCCGTCGCGGGAAGCGACGATGGCACAGTTATGAACACCGCCAGTGTAGTTTCCGTACCCCATGTCCACATCATAAGACGCCAAGATTGCAGAGTTAAAAATATCCCCATCATGCGATCCGCGACCCACCAAACCATACGAAGACGCAACAACAGCAGACGTAAGCCCATGATCTATTGTGGAATTGGATGTGGCAAAAAGCCCACACTGTCCCACGTTCTGCGAAGCGCCAGTGCTGGTATTATCAATCTCACTATCCTTAGATGCAATTACCGCGGATTCGTTAATGGTATAAGCATCCGCCAAAATTCCGCTGCCGTCAGAAGCGATCACCGCGGCTTCGTTGATATTGGATTCACTGGCCGTAATGTACCCATCCACGCAGGCGAACATAGCCGTATTATATAAACGAGCGGAATCATCATCCCCCGTCAAGTTGCTGGTGGTAGAACCGCCCACGATGGCCCGACGAACGGTGGTGCCGGTGGCCGCGGATGGAAAGCTCACATCGCAATCGTAAACCCCGACAAAAGCCACCTGCTCCATCGCGCCCCACATAATCACGTCAGAAGAAGCAAGAATGGCAACATCCTCTTCTCCCGTAATAGGCCCGACCATAGCAGAAGACTCGGAAGCAATGATGCTCCCTTGGGGAACACTAACAATCTGCGAACCGGACGACCCGATTATGACCTGTCGGTTGACATTGCTCACTGTGCCCGAATCACCGGACACCCATGAAGACACACCAAGCGTAACCAGAGCAGACCCATCAAAACCCAAGTTGTTTCCGTTGTTTACAGCAACGTCATCGGCGTTGACCGTGATACCGTCACCGGCTCCCACTGCCACAACACCCGCCGCCCACGTCAAACCGCCACCCGCGATGGTGGAGTTTACGGCCAAACCGGAAGCTCCGACCGTCAAAGCGGCAGCGGCGTTGTACCGCACCGATACTCCCGCCACTCCCACGGTGATACTCGCGTTTGTCGGATTCGCCAGCACCGCCAAGGGGAAACCGCTACCACCAGTGAGACCGTTCCCCGCCGCAGCCGCCGCGATGCGCAAAGGCCCGGAATAGGTGTCAATGGACGGCCCCACTTCCAAACCAGTCCCGGCAAGCTCCCCGGAGTCCACGTCAAAGACATTCGCCACAAGCTGAAACAGGCGGGAGTAATCAAGCATCACGACGCCGCCGGAACCGATGCCACCGCTGATCGTGATGGGAGCCAGCACCTTCACGTCCACGGTCATGCCCGTGGCGTCAATACCGTCTCGCCACACATACGTCCCCGCCCCGGCAAACTGCGTCCAGTCATTCGCGTCGGTGTCAATCACCGGATCGGGATACGTGGTCATCACCCACTGCGTATCGTGGTAGTTCGTACCGTCTTCGATGAAAACCAACGAACCGGTGGTATTCGGAGTCGTAGGGCTGAAATCCGCCGGACGTGTCGGAGCGGCATTTGTCGTCACCCAAATGCCGTTCTCCTTGGCATCGGCCTGAGCGGTGAGCAAAATGCGCTGTCCCAAGCCCAATACCACGCCATCCAGCGTATCCCCCGCCTTGAAATCGGTGGCAAGCGTCCCCGGAGTGTCAGAGAGAGCCACGCAAGACGGCTTTATGTCCAGACCAGCGGCCACCATGTCCACGTAGGCTTTGGTCGCGGCATCCTGCGGATTCACCGGATCGGCCACGGATGCGATGCGCGAAGCGGAGAGATTCAGACCCACCGGCACACCGGCGTTGATGGTGAGCAGTCCCGTAAGCGTTCCGCCAGCCAGCGGAAGGACCGCCTCAAGCGCCTGTTGAATGGTCGTCACATCGGCAAGACCGACGTTGGTGATGGTGGCAAAGAGACGAATGGAAGCCGCGCTAACCTGATCGGCACCAATGCCGAGATCAATCATGGGTTCAGTAAGAAACCCCCGCTGATGCTGTCCGTCAACATCATGCTCCACCTGCAAGCGATAATCCAGTTGCGACCGACCGTTGTGAAGATCGCGCTGCATGTACGCCTTGGACGGCTCCGTGGCAAAGGTCGTTTTGATACCGTAACGTGCAATCGCCTGCACGTTCAAGATCATGTCGAAGCAGAAGTACGGATTGAGGAAGAAGTGCGGAGTCGTCGTGCCGCCGATGATGCTGGTACCCCCGGCGTTCACAATGTCCACCACTTCCGGTTCCAACCCGGAGTGTGTGCGCACCGACGAAAACGTGTTACCCGGCCCTTCGTAGGCGGCAAACTTCTGATAGAAATGCGTGGCCGGATCAATGGTGCCGAACAGATTGGAGATTGGATACGTGGAGAGAATTTCGATGTACGAATACCGGCCCGTGATGAGAGAGCGCAATCCAAGGTATTTGCTCTGAATCTCCTGCGCCACCAACACCGTACTGAGGGCAACAGCGCCGGTGGAGAAAGTGATGGTCATGGCCGGGAACACCGTGCCATTGAGCAGTGTCACCAACTGCGCCGCGGTGAGCGGAGACGCACAGCCACCGAAATTTCCCACGGTGGAACTGACCACTGCCCCCGTGACGGGATCGCGCATCCGTACCGCCAAGTCTTGTCCGGTCAAACTGGCGTAAGACGTGATGGGCGAGATGAGAGAAGCCGGATCGCCACGCAACGGATTCCGGCTTGTCACGGACGGGTGCTGCGGATCGTACTCAAAGAGCTTCAACGTCTCCTTGATGTTGTCGGACACAGATTCGCCAACGTAGGCCGTGTCAGTAATTTGCAAGACGTTGGTTTGAGAAAGCGTCACCGGAGTCGGGGCTTCATGGGGAAGCGCCATCGCACGGGAAGGCTTGTTTTCCGCGGCTTCAATGCTGTCATAGAGGTTGTCGTACCCGCGGCGGGCTTCCACCACTTCCCGTGAAGAGCCGAAGTATGGGTCACGCAGGTCGGTGATGTACGCCGTGACAAGAGTGGCGTCGGCTTGCGGACGGGAAAGTTCCGCCAAAGCCACGCAATAATGCGTCTGTCCGTTCCCATCCTGATAGTAGCTCTCCGTCGCCGTGGGATCACTCGCCCACGGGAGGCCGGGGCGCGTGTACGCCGGGTCAGCCAGTGTCCCAAGCACATCGTTTCCCGATCCGTCCTTGTTCTCGCGCACCAACACCTGCTGTCGAATCACCATGCGCCGCGCCGCTTCGTAACCACCGGCGATGGGATGCAGAAGCGTGGAGTCTTCCGCGGAGTCCATTTCCCCCACGTACACATCCAAAAACACCAAGTCACGGCGTCCTTGTCCGGCTCCACCCGCAATGGGCGTGGACGGCATGATGCGGTAGAACTCCCCGGCAGACGCAAAAAGCGTCATGTCCGTGCCGCCAAGATCAACCACCGTGATCTGCGTTTCCGTGTTGGAAAGAATCTGGTACGTGTGTGCACCCCCCACGGGCACGGACGGAACAAGCGTCATGCCCTTGAGGGAGTTGACCACGAATCGAGCGTTGGTATCGGTCAAGACCAAGGGGGCGAGCGCCGTGCTCCGATGGTGAAGCGCCCCAGCGATGTATTCCCCGCCACCCGTAGTCGGCCCCGTCCAGGCAAATTCAATGCCCTCTTTTCCCGCCGTGGTGGTCGTGCAGTTGGAGATGAGGGCGCACAGACCGCCGATGAAGAGCTTGGCATAGGTCTCAGGGAGCGCCGCTTGCGCGTAGAAGCCGTCTTCCCAGCACCCGCGGACCAAGAAATTGTTGGTGGTCGCAGTCGGAGACTGAATGATTTGAAACGCCTTCCCCACCGCCTGCGCGGGAAAGGCCGACTGAATCATGCGCTGCAACCGTCCCACCAGAGCCACGGTGGAATCATTGCAGTCAGCGTCCATGATCTTCTTGCCTTGCTGGAAAAGCGCACCAAGGAACTGTTTGCGCTCGGAAAACAAGTCCTGCGAGTAGTCCCCGTTGAACGGCTGTTGCATGATTCTAGGAGCCATTTTCACTTACTCCTTCTTGGTCAGGCAGTTTAGCCTTAGCCCGGAAGTCAGTCAACGGAAATCTCAAGATTCGTGAAATCCCACGGGGGAATGTCATTCACCAACGGTGCCCCCACCCATGTCCGCCCACCCCAAGAAACGATAGCAATGCCATTCGGTACACCGGTCGAAACAACGGGATGCTCTATCCCATATATTCCATCAATAGTGGCAGAAATTAGCTGGTCATCCAAATCCCACGCAACGAAAAGCGTATGCGGATTGCCGTCCGCCAAAGCACCCACCGGAATTATTTGATAAGAGCCGGGAAAAGAGCCCCCTGGTATGGGACCAACGGTGAAAACAAAACTGCACACACCACCCGAAGTCACCGCAGTAAGCATGGCTAATCCATTAGAGAAACCAAAATTATCCACACGACACGCCAAGGAAATCGGGCAATAAAAAGCCGTATCGCCCACAGGAACCGCCCCCAGCATCGTCGGACCGGGAAAACCTACGGGGAGTACAAAATCCAAAGTAAACTCAAACCTACGATGCCCATAACCAGCGCAAGCAAAATCAAATACTCCTTGCAAAAGAGACGGACTCGATCCCGGACTCCAACCGGAAGGCAAATCCGGCACCCCGCCACGAAGATAATGCACCCCCATGATCTCATGCTTGTCAAAGGGAATCACAGGCGGAAGGGAAATGGGTGGAACCGTGTCCGACCACCACCCGTGCTTCGACGTAACCGACGTAACCGGACCATTGGGCCAACTTCGCAGGTCATCCACCAGGCTCATCGGGGGAAAAGGACGATCCCGAAACTCCATGTGCAGCGTCCCCGGCGCTCCATAGCATTGCAACCACCACTGCAAGGCATAGAACTGTTGCAGCCCCGGAAGCTCAAACCATTCCCCGTGCGTTTGTGGGTCCAACGGATCGCCAAGCCACGTTTGCCGAAACACCCATAGGTGTCCGGTATCTTCGGCCACAATCCCCTCGTAGTCCCAAGGCCAACACGGGAAATACACGCCAACGTCAAAAACGAAAACAACGGCCCGCTCAAAGCGCGCCCACCCCGGATCGGCACCCACCGGCACTAAAAATAGCTGTCCCACCTGATCTATAGTCGGCTCGGTAGTTTGCGTTGCCGATACCACGGTCCAAAAAGCTCCCCGCCTTGTGGGGGTCAGCTTCGGCCTAAACTCGGACGGACCTAGTTCGGGGTCGGCCATCGACGTGACCAAGAAAGGGTTTATGTCGGCAAAAAGCTCCACGCCTTTGAAGTGATGTACGTTTTCCGGGTCGGTGTGCGTCATGTAGAAACCGCAGTCAAGCTCTGTTCCGGTTTCTTCCGGGGAAGGCGTCACCACGGCAAACATGGCCTCGTTCATGTAGGCTACGTTGCTCGCAAAGGGTTTCAAATTGAAATCATACCCCGGACCAAGCCAGTTTCGGAAAGCTCTCCCGATCTCATCCCACCGGCCAAGAATGGGATAAAAGTGACTCAGATTCAAGACGAGAAATCGCTGCAAAGATACCGGCAGGGCGTCGTAGTGTTCATATCCCACCAAGGCACCAATGTTGGGCACAAGACGCAAATCGGTGGTGTTCACCCGCATCAAGCTATTCCGCTGCCAGTCAATCAACCCCTTGGCTGTCCCAATAGGCAAGGTGAAAAGTTTGAGAAACCGCTTTGCCGCAGGCTGCATCATCCCCGGATCGGTCTCGAAGTTGAACCTCTCATCAAACTCCAACTCCTCCAAGGTCTGAGTTGACAGGGCTTTGGTCACGGACTTGGAATCCTGCGCCCGGTCAAACAAATCCAAGAAGGAGTAGAGGTCAAGACGCTCCTTATCCACAAAGGGGCACCAAAGACCTGGCGATCCAGTAAGGTCTTGCAGGTAAGCACCAAATTCACGAAAACACCATGTCGTCGGAAACGCAAGCGTGTTGAAAATAGAGCGCATGAGGGGACTGGTACAGAGAGGGGACACCACGGACCACCTGCGAGAAGGCATCTCATACACCCAAGCCCCGCCGGTGTACGTGGCAATTTTCGGAGATTCGGGATGGGACGCATCCAGCAAATACCTGTCCCCATCCACCGGAGCCATCGGAAGAGTGCCCACAACATCCAAAACCGGCGTCTGCGGAACAAGCTCCACCGTGGGACGGTTATCAATGGGAAAGATTGCCCCATGACCGAGGCATTCCAGTAGGGGATCGCCACTGCCCAGGTTCACTCGATACAAACCGTAGTAGTACATGACCCCATCTTGGCACCACACATCGGCAAAAGAGGTCACGCCATAGATCATCGGAAACGCAAAGGAATTTCCAAAAGTGCCATCAGCATCTTCCGGCCATGCAAATTCAGTACGAACCACAAGCAGTAGTGGTTCGTTGGTCGGATTGTCCCACTTGCACACCACCTGTGGACCTTCGTACCCACGTTCCACCCGGAAGTTGAACGCCGCCAACACATCGGAAGCTGCCATACCGGGAGCAAACTCAAGACTCACACCCGGCGGGGACCACCCCACCCCCTCTACGCCAACGGGAACACCGGCACCGAGCGTAAACGCACCGGACACCAAGGATGCGCCTTCCAACCCATCCTCATAGGAAAATCCGCGCACCCGAACCAAACCGTTATTATATCCACGGACCACGAAAACGGCCCGGTAAGCCCCCCACGGCTGATACATTGGACCGGCAACCAACGTCGCCATGTCCACCGTAATATCTGGATATCCCCGCAAAGGTTCCGAAGGAATCGCGTCCACGATCAACTCGCCATTGAGAGGAACGTGGGTGGGAGTGACTTTGATGATGAAGGACGGAACACCCATCACGCACCGCCTTCCATTGTATAACTCAGGATACCGCCAACAGCCATCTCACCGGTCAATATCCTCACCGTATCAAGCTGCGGAGACACTCGAAAACGAAAACGATCTCCCGAAGCCGGGGGAGTACCGCCGGAAGGCACCGTGATGGAGAATTGAACTTCCCCATCTGCCGACACATAGGACTTCCCAACAAGCCCCAAGTCGGATTGCAGGATTCGCGGTCCGCCAATATCCTGTCGATACACCACGAACACCGTGGGACTGGTAAACAGGACTTCCCAATAGGCGTGCCGTGTGTGCTCCGTGGTAACGATGCTTGAGAAGACGGGAGTGCCCACCGCCTGAATGGTCTCCACCATCGGACGAAGCTGAAACCGCGTAGTGGTGGCGTAATCCACCCCTTCCAAATCCCCCACGTCGTCTTCCCACTTCGATAAGTTGGCGTCCCCCTGCACACGCCCGGTCAACCCAATCTCGCGGGTGGTCACGTCGAAGTAGCTCTTCAAGAAGGTAGCAAGCTCCCCCTCCACGGCATCCCGCCGCGCTCCGGGGAGCAGGTAGAGCGTGGTGACGATCTCCACCGGCATGTACCGCACCAGCATCGCTCGCACACTATCCGTGCCCATCTTTTTGCCGAGCAGAGCATTGGTCACAACCGTTGCCAATGCCTGCTGCGAAAGCTCCTGCGTTGCCAGAACGGTGTACCCAAACGGATCGGTACCGCCAAGTGTACCCGCTCCCACCGTAGGATGCGGGGCAACATACACGGTCCAATGCCCCGGCTGCGTCACCAATGCAAGCGATTGCACCACACCGGGAATGCTCTCCGCCAACGCTTCCAGATCGCCAGCGGTCACGCCCCTGTCATTCGCCTTGAAGGCCCGTGGGATGCGTCGCCGGGCCACTTCAATATCCTCTTCCTCATCCCCACCTTCCGCCGGATTCGGATTCGTACAAGATACGGAGATGGGTATGCCACCGGACATGATGGTGGAGACCACGGTACGAATGGTGTTCTTGGGGACCGAAGAAAACCGCCCCCCGCCCTGTCGCCACGCCGCCTCAATCACCGCAAGGTTGTCGGGGATCAATCCATACCCGGAATCAGCCGTACCGTTGCCGAAGCAAACATACACCCGTCCACGCTCATCCCGTGTGTACGTCCAGTTGGTCCCATTCGGCTCCGCCAAGCCCAGGCTCGCAATATAAGTCCAAGGCACCCCGTCCACGGTAACGGTAATACCCTCATCAAGTACATCGTCCGTATCCGCCACAAGGAAGCTCTGCCATTCCTGTCCGTTGGACGTGCCGATAGTGCCGGAGAAAGTACGCCCCGCCGCGGCAAGCACGTCTTCCACACGAGTATCGCCCGCCAAGATCGTCACATCCTGCCGGGTCTCAAAATAAACCGCCGGAGTGACCCCCTGCGTCGTCAAGAGAGTGCCGGTGGGTATCGAAGTATCCGTAGGCTGCGCTGGAATGTCGAAAGTCATATTGGCAACCGCCGGAGCCTTGCCCAAAAGCCTCTGTCCCACCAGCGCGGCCAGCGCAATCATGTTTCTGCGACCAAGAACATCGGTGATGAGATTTTCCTTCACCCCGCGGTCGGCGTAAAAGTGCAAAACATCGTGCATCCCCGCAAAAAGCTGTAAAATCACAATGCCGGGATCAGATGGAGAGTGGTCCGTCCACTCTTCGATAAAGGCGCTGATTCGCTCCACCGCGTCGTTGCGGATGGCTTGGTAGTCCCGGCTCGTATAATCAAGGGAAGGAAGTCTCCACGATTTCGTCATCGCTGCACCACCCCAATCTGCACTTCTCCGAGCAGGCTGGTGCCTTTCACGGAGTACGCCACATGCACAAGGAAGGCGTATTCTTCATCATCGGACGCTTCGCCCCACGCCTGTTGCACCACCACGCGGGCATCGCTAGACCAAATCGCCAAGCTCGCGTAGGACGCCGCCAGCGCCCACACCCAATCCTCATTCGTCTCAAACACAAAATCCGGCACCAGAGACCCGTAGCCGCCGTCCATAAAGCGCGTCTTCTGCGGCGTGAGGGCAATTCGATTCATCACCTGCGCAATGGTCTGCCTGCGCTCTTCGTTCGTCGCGGAAATCACTTCACGGGTGAAGGTCTGAGGACCGTCCCCAATTCCGGCATCCCCTACCACCTTGACCCGTGTTCTAGCGGTGAGATTCAGCCCACCCCCATCGAAGGACATGGGACTTTTGATTCCCACACCAACAGGATCGTATGGAGTTTGCCGAATCATTCCTCAAAAAGCTCCCTGTAATCCGTGGACAACGTAACACCCAAGAGTGCCACCAACGCTAAATCGTTTTCAATCCCCGTCATTCTATGCTCTAAGTCAGCCGGATTCAACTTCTTTATCTGCTCCCGCACCACATTCGCACGAACCGTGAAGGCATAAGCCAGATCAGGTGCAATCGCTTGCACCAAACGCGCCGCGTGTTCCAAATCGGCCAGCAAACTCCGAGCGTCCTCAATGCCCTTCCGTCTGCGCTCCACCTCCGCCTGTAAATCAAAAAGCCGCTGCCGTTCCTTGGCAACCTCTGACTTGGAATACACGGCTCTCAAGTCGGAGAGTGCCCGCAAAATCGTATCCCTCTCAATGCTGGTGAACATCCCACTCATTGTGGATCACGCCCCGTGTAGTCCGGCGGCACAATCGGCTCATCCTGCCGCTCATTCTCAAGATTTTCCTCATAACTCGATCCGGGGATAGGCTCGCCTTCGCCACTGAAAAGCAACTGCAAGGGAACGATGCCCGGCCCGCCGGTGTAAAGCACCACCGAGCAACAAAGGGCTTTCTCAAACTGCGGAGCGCCTTTGGCAGAGCGAAGACCATTGATAAATCCACTATTTCCTTCCGCGGAATTGATAGCACACGCGCACAACTGAGTACCGGAAAAGACGTTTCGGATCAAATCGGCCAACTCCGCCAAAGTCTCTGCAAGCCTGCGGATTCTATCAACCTTTCTGACCAAAGCGTTTATCATATCCTGAATAAATTTCGCAATATCTCCATTGGGACGGAGCAATTCAAGCATGTTCGCCAACGCCTGCAATAACTGTCCGAGTGGCGGAAAAAGGTCTTGAAAAGTAAATCTCCCCAGCCAGTTCGGGAAGGCCCCCGGATTGCGAAAACTAGCGGGAAGCTGCGGCTTCCAATTTTCCCAATCCACCGAATCCCATTCGTCCACCGCTTTGCCCCAAAGTGCTTTGAAGGCATCCGACACAATAGCCGGTTGAAGAATGCCCCGGAGATCGGAGAGGGCAAAGATGTCAGAAAGTTGCCGTACCATCTTCAAAAACAGGGCAAGCTCCACGGAATAGGCGAGAATCACTACCCCAAAGGTCGCCGCCGTCTCGGAAAACCGCGGACGATAAGGGTCATGCACGTCATAGAATCCGGTGGAGATGCGGGAAAGCACGTCACCGAAACTCAGCAACATATTTGACTGTCGGCTCCACGATTTCCGCTGCTTGGCAATAGCCACAAGGTCAACATCATTCAAGGAAGCAGCAGCAAGAAGGTCGTCATCAAAAATCGTCCCTTCCCAATTCTCTTCCGCCGCCGGATTGAAGTCGGAGAGTTTCAAGTTATTCGGATAATCCAAAAAGACGTAGATGCCCGCATTTTTCAGGTCGAGAAGAAAATTTTGAACCATCGTGATGAGAGCGTTCACAATGGCAGAGTAGGCGTCAAAAAGAGCCTGCGCCATGTCCGCGATCAACTGCAAGAAAGCCGCTTGCGCTTCCAAAAAAGTAGCCACCGCGTCCAACCCGTCCGCCCCTACGTCCAAAATGGACTGCAAGGCAGGCGGCAGTTCGAGATGCAGCGTTACCCATTGGCCGTTAGCGGACATTCTTCAATTCCTCAAGCGTCGGCACGTTCACCTTCGTCCCCGGCGGCAAAAAATGTTGCGCCAGCATCGCTAAGCCATGCAACTGCACCACCGCTTGTTCAAGAATCACTCTCTCAGCTTCCTTGGCCTTCCCCGCCAAGTCAACGATTCGCTGCCCGAATTGCGTATCGGCCAGCCCCTTCCACTCCGGGAGCGTCCCATCCGGGGTGAAAAGCCCTTTCACGCCGTCCGCAACTTCCTCAAGCAGTCTATCTCCGTCTTTTTCCTTCATACCAACGTCACCGTTTTCGATTGAGTAGCCGTCACCAGACTGGCCACAGACGTTGAAGGCACGATGGGTACGGTCGTCGGAGCCCCAAGATTTCCCGTGTGCGTGTGCGTGTCAAGCCACGTAAAAAGAGCCGTCATCAAGGCCACAAACTCAATCCCAAGCACTGCCGGATTAGCCGCGCCAGCCACACCAAGAAACACTTTCCCCACAATCGTATTCGTCGGCGCAGTCTGCACTACGCTCGCCGCAGTAATGGTGAACGCAGCCGAAGCCGTGAGCGTCATGGCCGCACCAGCCGTCACAGTCACCGCCGCACTCGCCGTAAGAGTCGCCGCGGCTCCTGCCATGAGAGTGAGCGCGGTACCGGACGTGATGAGAAACGCCCCCGCCGTCGCCGTGAGAGCGATGTTCCCGACAATGGCGGTAAGAGCGTAGGCAGTCACTTGCCCGTTCTGAAAGTCGGCGTTGGCAACGGTCACGTTCATGGCACCGGTCACGGCAATCTGGTATGCCCCCATAACACCAAGATTGCATGGACCGCCACTCATAATGCTCAGGGCACCGTAACTCAGGTTGGCAAGACCGCCCACATCCTGCGTCCACCCGCCTTCGTAGGTCTGAATCAAGCTCCCATTGACCGTCTCGGTAATGTCCCCACCGACAGTGAGGATGTACGCCGTGCCGATCTTAGTGGTGACAGAGGCGTTGTAGTAATACTCCGCGGGAGCACCCACCACGGCTTTCAATCCGCCGCTCACCATCTCAACCTTGCTGCCCTTCAACCACCACGTACTGACACCAAAAGCCTTGAAATTATACTGCCCGCCCGGTCCAAACTCCCAATACGCGCCGGTGTCGTGATAGGCTTGAAGGCGCTCTTTTTGGGGAGTCCCATCCACTTCAAACATGGTAGAATTGACCCGAAGGGATTGCACGTATCCATACTCCGGCTGTGAAGAAGTAGTAGGCTCCAAGATGGTGTTGGTGCCTTCCACGTCTTCCACATCCACGGCATCCCCACCCTTGCCGCCGCACATCTCCGTGGTGTTGTCATCCTCCGCCAGCGCATTCCCCGGTGCAGCCTGTGAACCGTCCTTGCCGGACGGAGTGTACCCGCACACAATCGGAAGGTCGGGGTCTCCCTGCTCAAACTCCACCCACACCTGCGAACCAGCGGGGGGAATCTTCACGTCGCTTCCGGGCAGGGAAAGCATGGCCCACGGGGAAGGAATCTCATCGTACACATCAGGGACAAGACACTGTACCCGGCACCCTTTCGTGGGATCGTCCACACGCACTACTCTCCCACGGTACTTGCCGAGAAAGTAGGTGCGACCGTCTTGTGGATTCACCCATCTCATTTTTTGATCTTCTTCCTCTTGGCAACCGCTTCCCGCTCATTACGATAGAGCGTCAACGTCTGTTTGTACGTGGAATCGAAGTTATGAACGATTTTCTTGATGAACCACGTCCCATTATCTTCGGGCGAAAGCCCGGCTACGTCCACCAAACCCGCGACACTCAAGGCGGCGTTGCCCCACGTCACCACCTGCAACTCATAGTTATTCACGGCATTCTGCACAAAAAGAATATCGCGCATGGCACTCGCCTGATCGTTGCTCCGCTGAATCAAACCCACGCGACCGGGAACATTTGGAACCAAGGAGTAGGGCGGCAACAAAACGCTATCAGAATCCTCTCCGCCTTGAAAATTCGGGCCACGCAGCATGGAGAGCAGTTTATACCGGGTCACGTCCGTCGCCTGAAAAGACGGTTTCTTGGTGGGATCGGTGACAATAGGACGCCCTTCTTCCGTGCGCACGCTGCCCGCCGCAATCAGGTCATTCATAATATCGGAAGAGAAACCGCCCGCGGAAAAATCAATCCCGGCAATTTTCGGCTTCCCACCCCGCGCCTGATCCGTCTTCGCCTGTGATCGTGCGGAGATAATGGAGCCAACTTCGGGAAAAGGCGGCGAGAATTTGAGGGTGTTCTTCGGGTCAGTCCGATGATCCACCACAACTTCTTCTTCTTTCTTGAAGTAGAATTTCCCCTCTCGGATTCCCCATACATAATTCAACTTCTCCGCCCACCGCTTCGTGAACTGCACTGCCGTTTCATTCGCCAACATGACTTCGGGAAAAGTCTCATCCGTGGGCGTCACGTCGGTCTGATACCCCAAGGACTGCCACAGATCGGCAACCGCTTCTGCGATGGTGCAGTTGACAAACTTGTAAGAGATGGGTTGAAGCTGATTCACGATTTGATCCGACCGGAGCCGCAGATTCAAGGACGTACTCTCTCCGTACTGCCGGTCAGGATTCACAATGACGAAATCCCCAAAATCTCTGGCAACGTACCCGTCAAACATCGAAATGGCGAGCCTATGACCCTCTGAAAAAAGCACCACTTCCTGCATAGCATAGTCGTAGTTGAAAACGGAAACCGTCGCCATCACGTCTTTCTTCTTCGCCCCATGCTCTTCCTCAATGGACACACCGGACACAATGCCGGAAATATCCATTGATCCGTTACGCCCCGTCTTCTCAGGAAGAGCGAAAACGGAAAGCCGGAGCGCATGGCGCATGAAGTCACCGGTGCGGTGCTTGCTTGAAATGGTAGTAACCATCGACTCCGCCACTACGCACCCCCAAGCCGCTGAAAATCGGCATAGGACGGAATCAAAAGAGGCGTGCCCGGTGCCAAAAAGAACGGAAAACCGAAAATCTTATTTACTTCCGCGATAATCCACCACAACGTCGAATCCTTGGCGAAACGGAAAGCCAGAAGGTCAAGACGGTCCCCGTCCTGCGTGGTGTAGATTTGCGTAATCGTGACATTACCGATTGCCGGGCGCGTATAGAGATAAGGACGCTCCTTGGTGATCCCGTTACGCTCTGAAAGGATAGGAACCACCAGACCACCCTTGTACCGCGATGTGGAATATACCGGCATGGCCTACCTCGGAAACAGAGCGTGTCGTGTTAGTTCGATCTCAGCGGTTGCCCTGCGCGTCACCAGCGTCTTCTTGTCAAAAAAGCCCCGTTTCGTGGTCAACTTCGTAATCCGAACAATCATGGCCGGGCCACCGGGCGAAGATTGATACTGCGCACCGGTCCCAAACTGCGACTCTCCGAACCAAAAGAGCAGAATCCGCGGAGAAAGGCCCATGTACTGATCCGTCGCCTGTTGTGTCTCCGTAAAAGAGTGCAGAAAGGCCAGAGCCATCTCCACCCGGTTGCCAGTGTCCGGCATCCCTTGGGGAGCCGGGGGCCGGGTATCCTTTGCAGGCACCGCACCGGGCTTCGTGTACGACTCGCCAACCTCATTGAAAAAGAGCGTGAAAGCCAGCTTGAAACTCTTTCCCGCACCAAAATTAGCCAAAGCATCATCCGCGCCGGGAATGACGATCTCCGGCCACTCCATCTCTTTTGTCTCAGTGATCTCAGGCGGGTTGTACTGAAACACCAATCGCACATTGGGGTCGTCATACGCCGCCAAAAAACCCTTGGCAGGACCACGATTCAGTGCTCCCAAATTGTTCTTAGGTGTCTGCGTTGTTACAGCCATTGCTTACCCATTTCCGGTGGCACCAGCGGCATTAGCGTTGAACTCATTGACCGTTTCAGCCAACACACGCTGATCCACTTGAAGAGTGGTCTTGATTGTGCCCTCAAGTTTTTTTGGCATCCGCTCTATCATGGTGTTCATCCCACTCGTAACGGCATCGGCCACAGCGTTTCCGGTGCCGCGAACGGGGGGAGTACCCGGACGACCACCCGGAGCGCCAGCAGGCGGAACCTTCTCGCCGGGCAACGCCTCAAGACGAAACGGAGCTTCATAGGGAAGGTCTCTACCGGACAAAAAGGATAACAGCTTACGCACGGCTTCGGCCCGCGCTGCCATTTGCTCCGGCGTCCCACCCGCGGTATTTGCCACATCAAGAAGACTTTTATACTCCGCCAAAGCCCCAAGGCTATTGCGCGTAGCTTCAAGAAGAGCACGCTGCTCATCCACATACCCCTGCTCTTCCATCCAAACTTGACGACGAATCTCCGCCTCATCCGCAAGAGTTTCCAACATGGGATTGCTTGCCGCCAAAGCCGCCGCCTGCTCGTATGCAGCCCGCAACGGCTCCACATCTGCCGTCATGTCGGCAATAAGCGCATTGAGGTCTTGCACTTGCGCCACATCCGCCGTCGCACGATTTTGCACATAGGTAGCAATGTCCGGCATGATGGAAGCGCCGATGCTCTCGAACAATTGATTTGCCAAGGCTTCCGCAGCCGCAGACACCTGCTCCGCCTGTTCGGGAGTGGCCGTTTCGATGCGAGACACCATCTCGCTAACGGCATTCCCCATCCAATCCTGCAAGACACCCGCGCTCTCCGCCTGCGCTACCAACGCCTCCAAACCGCCAGTCATGCCAGCCGCGCCAGCCACACCGCCAGCCCCGGAGACGGCCATACGATTCGCCTCTAAAGCCGGGATGACCTCAGTGACCTTGATCCGCTCGGCTTCCATTTTCCCGGCCAATTCAGCCTTCTTCTCCGATGGAAGCCCTAAAATCTCCTGTTGGTAGGCTTTGAAGGATGCCACCCGCTCCGCAAGCTCGTTCTCGATTCTTTTGGTAGTAGCCGTCTCCCCGGCCCGCTGCCGCTCCGCGGCGTCTTCCTGAATTTTCTGCAACTGCTCCGCTTTACGCTGCTCCGCACTCACGGCACCATCGCGTGCTATCTGTTCTTCTTGTGCCCGCGTTTTCTCCTTCAACCCAATCCAAACCAAGAAGCGGTCCCACGCATCGGCAAGCCACCCGATCATCTTGCGCCAAGCAAGCTGCACCTTTTCAGGAAGGAAGCTGACAATGAAATCCCCCGTGGCACGCCAAATACGCTTCCAAAAAGTCAAGAAGCCCAAGAGAGAGCTTTTCATGGCACTCAGGATGAGGGAGAAACCTTCTTTGACCGTGCTCATATCCCAAGTGAAAATGCCCTTCAAAACAGCCCAAACACCGCGGAAAAAGGTCACGAAACTCGAAACGGCGCTTCCGAGATAGGCAAAAACGGCAACAATGGTCCGCACGGCCAAAACCACCGCACTCACCGTAAGCTGAATGAAAGGCTTGAAGTAGGCAACGTACACCTGCATCGCGTAAGTAGCAAAAATCCCGATGGCTTTACCGGCGTCACGGAAGGAAGCAGTCACACCGCCGGACCCACCCATTGAAACCACCACATCTGCAAACGCCTCTTTGATGCTCGCCCAAGCATCCACGAAAATCTGCTTCACACCGGAAAATACCTCACTCATCTCCTTGGCCCGCGTCTTCCAACCATCTACGAAACCCTCAAAAAATTTCAGCTTGTAGAGACCGTAGATCGCCGCACCAAGAGCCGCCACACCAAGGATGACCAACGTAATCGGCCATGCAACAGCGGAGAGTGCTGCACCAAATCCCGTGGCTCCCGCAGTACCAGCAGCCAACGCCGGAGCCAACGCACTCAAGGAAATGGTAGCAATCTTCACGGCACCGCCAAGAGCGATAATGGCACCTGTAATCAGGAAAAATGCCGCCGCGGAAAGCGTAACGTACCCAAGCAACTTCTTCTGCGCCGCCGACCAACTCCCAAGCCAATCAGCAATCGAACGAAAAACGCTCACCACCTTCTTCGCCAGCGGCACCAATTCTTCCCCAACGCTGGTGATGAACGTGTCCAACGTCGAAGTCATAATTTCCCACTGACCGGAAAGACTGGTGGCCCACTGATCCATGCGCTGTTCCGCCGCCGCACCTTCACGCATACCCTGAGCCGCCGTATTCAATCGGTTGTCCAAGCGAGTAAGACCCTTTTCCCCCTTGTCCCACGATTCCTGCAAACTGGACATGAGAGCGCCAAGGGCAATGTCGGTACGGATGTTCTTTCCAAACATCTCACCCATCACCTTACTCAAAGACACCGCCTGCCCACCCATCTTCTGCCCGGTCTGCTCCATCTGAGCGGCGATATTCAAGCCTTCCAGTGCGGCCTTCACCTTGTCCACACCAGCAAGGCTATTCCACATCTTCGCCGCCGGATGATTCACGGCTTCCAAACCCTTGATAATCTTTTCAGGCTGACTTTGAATCGTCTTGAAAATACGAAGCAAGGCACTACCACCCATTTCCGGCGGAATGCGCAGGTCTCCCAACGCAGCGGCAAAAGCAAGGGTCTGATCCGTGGTCAACCCAAGCTGATTCGCTGCCACAGCGGAGCGTTTGGTGAGATCGGCCAACTCATCTACCGTGACAGGACCGGACGTGGCGAGAGCCACCATTGCCGAGTTGATCCGGCGCATGGCTTCGCCCATGCTCCATACCGCAGGAAGGGTGGCCTTCGTGGTAAGATAGACCGTCGAAATGTGTTGCGCAGCCGTCGCAGCGTCAATACCCGCGGCGGTTGACAGAACAATGGCTTGCTCCGTCGCCGCGGCCAACTCCTGAGTGGGAATACCCATCTTGGAGAGCACCACCGCAGCATTCGCCATATCCTGCACAGTGCCGGGGAGCCGGATAGAAAGCACCTTCATCTCTTCGCCAAGAGACTTCAACTGCGAAGCATCAATGTTCCGAATGTTCATCCGCACGATGTTCATGGTGGCTTCAAACTGCGTTGCCTTCTTCAAAGCCACACCGAGGCCCGCTCCAAGGGCGGCACCGACACCCATCATGCCGACACCTACACCGACCATTGCTTTGCCGATGAGGGATTGCCGCATTTGAAGCCGCTGCTGTTCTTCCACCTGCTCACGAAGCTCCGCGCTTCGCTCCGCGGCCAGCATCCCAAAAGCCTGCCCCCACTTCCGGGCTTCTTTATCCCCACCAAAGGCTTCAATACGCGCCCGCGCTTGAAGATGCCGGAGAGCGTTCACTTCATCTTGGAGTTTGGAGACGGCGGCAGTGGCAAGGGTGATGGATCGCACTCCGCGCATCTGTGCCACGAAGCCGAGTCCAAAATTTCCAAGACTCATCAAACTCATCGCCTAGACCCTCTCACCCCTTCAACGCCTTCCGCTCACGCTCCCATTGTTCTTGCAGGAGTTCGTGCATACGGATCAGGACTTCATAAGGCAACTCAAGCATGTCTTGGTAGTGCCAATGAAGCCCGTAGGCCAGATTGAAAAGCACCCGGTCTAGGTACGACGCTTCTTCGGCTCCACCAAGCCCGTCTTCGGAAACAAAAAATCCAGAGGGTTGACCCTCACTTTCGTAAAGCGCCCGCACGAATAACAGGACGCCAACGGAGTGAAGTTGTACCCGTACTCGTAGTCGCGGATCGCGTCTTGGAGACGTTCGATGAAATCCACATCCATCTCCGCAAGCTGCTCCGCGGAAATCGGGCCTTCCCCGTTCCAATCAAGACAGAGACGGGAAAGAATATGCAACTCCATGTCGAAGACGTTGGTTTTGTCGTTGGTGGTCCCCGCCATGTACTCCTGTTCCTTGCCGTCCCCATAGAAGAAGTCGGCATGGAAACCGTACTCAGGCACATGGACCGTGAAGTAGCAACGCCCTTTGGAATCCAGATGCAACCGCACATCGTCGGGCATGACACGGAAAGATTCTTCGATCTCCGCGGCTTCCACGCTAACGGAGTTTTTCGAGGAACAATGCACGCACGTCATAATCTCTTCAAAGGGCCGATCCCCCACCGTCGCTTTACGAAGCTCATAGGTGATCTGATCCCGATCCATCGAAAGCATCATGTCACGAAGATGCCGTTGATGCAGGGGAAATTTCGCTCCGACAAAGCTCCGCACCTTGGTCGTGAGCAGGTCGGTAATCATCTTCCCGCCGTTGTTCCTGTTCTTCGACTCTCCGAACGCCTTGCGGTCTCCGGCCATGATCGAAGTGGCAAGAATATCCCGGTAAATTTTCCCGTCCACCAGCACGCCGCACGCAAGATGAATCGGAACATCCTTGATGGCGGCGCGAATGGACTTGACCACCGGCGTACCAGCGGCAATCACCGGAGCGGGCGGGAGTTCCACCGGCGTCTCCGGCACAACAACGTCCTGTGTATCTTTCGGGGGAGTTTTGTCGTCGGACATGGGAGCATCCTTTCTTGGCTTTGTCACAAGGCCCATGCAATCGCTTGCACGGGCCGTGCGTGTTCGCCTAAAGAATATGGGTTATCAGAGAGCTATCACCCGCCAAACTGCGTGCAGGTGAGACCTTCGTGGACCAACTCCAACGTCTCAATCGCCACGTCGGACGAAGTGGCGTCGAAATCACCAACCGTGAGCTTTGCGGGCCACGCAGCCGTCGCCTGCCACTCACGCACGACTTCCTGATTGCGATTGAGCAGTTGAATAGTGACCTCCGAACGGAAATCGGCGTCCGCAGCAAGACCGGACTCTTCGGTGAGTTTCACGATCTCCTGCATCCACTCGACAGCCGCACCGTTGTCGGTGATGCCACGCTCCAACACGATGTTGGAATACTTCGCCAAGCCGGGGAGCTTGCGGACAGTGGCAACGTCCGTGCCTTCGCGGTACTCCGTCACTTCGACTTCCACATCCAGCCCGGAAACCTTCTTGAAGCCCATCTCCACGGTGAAGCCCTTGGCTTGGGCCAACACGTAGAAATTGTACCCCCGGAAGGGATCAATGCGCGTTCCGGTTGCCATTGCGTCTTACCCCCTTCTCTTATAGCTCGTTGACCGCGACCACGCCGCCGTCCCACAGCATCAACTCGAACTGGATCAACTCACCCGGCAGGACGGGATTGATTCCGACCACCGAGCGGACCTTGGCGCTCAGGCGCAACTCTTCGGTGTTGGTCGTGGCATCGCACTTGAAGAAAAACGCCTTCGTCTTGTCGTTTCGCGGGAAAAACCACCCGTCCTTCCACCGCTGCTCCATCCACTTGTTGCCTTCGGTCTGGATGTACTTCCACAGCAGGTCATCGGAAGCCTCGAACGCGATGGCCTTTCCGAACTCCTTGAGACCGCGCTTCACGCCGTTGAGGATGGATCGGACGTTGAGGTACTGTTTCCGGTCGGCGTTGGGCCACAGAGTCCGGGCACCCATGCACCGGATTCCGCGACCCTCTTCCATGAGGATCAAGTTCACACCAGCGGCGTTGAGAACGCCGTGCTCGGTCGGAGTGAAGGACGCCACCAAGCTCGCAAACTTCACAAGCTCGTTGGCCGGGGGCTTCTGGATTCCGCGCCGCTTCGACACTTCCGAGATCATGCCCAAGATACGACCTTCCGGGGGCACATTCACATAGGCACCCGGAATGTCGGGATTCGGCTCACGACCCCACGGAGCGTAGAGCGCGGTGTAGGACGACACCAGATTGAGCGTCACGTTGCGGAAGGCCAAAAGCTCTTCCTGCGTGTCGGACGTTTCCGGTGCAGCGATGACGTTGATGGTGTCGCCACGACTCTGAGCGTAAGTGTCCGCAGCCCGCTGCACCGTCACGGACCCACCGGGAACGGCGAATTGAGGAAGCGTCGGCACGCTGTCAAAGAGCGCCATGCCGTGCTTGTACGCCTTGTTGGTGTTCGTACCGAGTTTGTCCGTGTCGTCCGGTGTGGTGCCGTCCGCGCCCTGCGTCATGGCTTCGTAATTGAACGCCATCGGATACGTGTACGCCTTGTAGTCTCCGCCCGCACCGGTATCGCCAGCCACGCCCCGCAGGTATTCGCTCTGCGCAAAGCGGGCAACGTAGTGGTCAATGTTGTCTTCGGATTCACAGGAGAGACCTTCGTACCGCGTGGTGGTGCCATCCACTTGATGCAGAAGATCGAAGTTGACGGACACAACCAAGGTGTTGACCGGCAAAGTCGCCGTGCCATCCGCCTTGGTAATGGTCACATTCAGAATGTTCCCGTTTTTGGAAACCACCCGGCCTTCCACGACACGAGTGGACGTGACCAACAGGAGCAGAGCGCCCACGTTGATCGTCGCGGCGGAAAGCACTTGAATCTGTGTCCCCGACGTGTACGCGACGGAGAGCGCCGTCTTGGTCCTGTGCGTGTTGGTGGACTTGAGGTACGCACCGGTGTCCCACGTCAGGTTGTAATTGCCATAGCTTCCAACACCAGTGTCAGTGTAGTTGATGGAATCGCTGCCGTCCAAGGTGAACGTATCAGCGCCCGTTCGGGCGATGACCCAATTTGCGTTGAGAGTCGGAAGGCCAGTGACGCGGGTGTTGCCGCTGATCTTGACGTACTGGCCGGTCTTGAGACCATGCCCAGCCTTCGTCACGATAATCGGGGCACCGGGAGCGCCCACCGTCATGCTGGTGATCGCCACCGTCGCCGGGAGCGCCGTGCGGAAAGTGACCTGATTGGTCCCCGTGTTGATGGCGGTGACGATGTTGGGCAGAATGTTCAAATACTGCTCCAAGTACACCACGTCACCAACTTCCATCCCGGCGATGCTGGCGGGCGTGCAGGTGCTTGCACCCGCCGTGGTTTCAGCATTCAGGGAAAGCGCGTACTTCTGGCAGGTGAGAAGCGTGCTGTTCGCCCAAGCGCCAGTCGAAGACGCTTGGATGATGGACGATTCCGCGTACCCTTCCACCGTTCCGGCGATGAAGACGCCGTAAGCGGTCGAATCGCAACCGTCCAAGAAGAATATGGTGGGATCGGTGGCGTGCGGAGTGACGACATAGACGTTGCCGCTCACCTGCGTCATGCCCGTCACGTCCACCATGCGAACCTTCTGACCGCGGACGAAACCATGCGCCACCGAAGTCGTCACACGGGCGGGGTTGGCGTTCGTGATGGCGGAAATGGTCCTGATGATGTTCAACTGTTGATTCATCACGCGGGGGACGTACACACCAGTCACCCCGTCGTGATGCGTGGCGCGAACAAAGAAGAGACCCACGCCAAGCTGATCGAAGTACCCGTTCGCCATGAGGTAGCCCAAGAAGGTGCCGCCGTAGTAGCCGTACCGCTTTTTGAACTGCTCCATGCCGGAAAGCAGCGTCACCACGTTGTCCGGGCCACGTTGCGCGGTGCTCACGATGCCGGAGAACTGCGCGCCCGAAGTTTGAATGGTGGGCAGAGAATCTTTTTCAAGAATCTCAACGCCCGGTGCAAACTGTTCCATCGGTCAGTCCCCCTACTCTTTCGGCTCTTCCGTCTCTTCCTTCTTCGACGGAGTTTTGACTTTCATGGACGTTTTCCGCTCCAAGTCAACCTTCGGAGCTTCCTCACGCGGCGATGCGACCACAGGAGCCGGAAACGGCTGCATTGGCTCGCGGACGGTCGTAAGACGCATCAGACCGCGACGAACGTACCCGGCAATTTCCTGACACTCCGCCTCTTCGTCGGTGATCGCCACCGCTTCGTCCGTCTGCATGTTGATGGTACGAATCAGACGGCCATCCGGCCCAAAGACGTTGACCGTGCGTGGCCCTTTTCCCCTGCCGTCGTTGATGAGTTTCAGAGCCATTATGCCATTTCCTCGACAAGAATTTCGTGCTCACGCGCTAGCGGGCCAGTTTGCACCCCGCTCTCCGCCCACTCTCTCGCGCAGATTATACAGGAGAAGAGTTTGATTGACAAGCCTTCTTTTTCCAAACTTTCGTCCTCGAAAGCCGGAGTGAAATCCACGATCTCAAGGTACGATCCCAAATAAACCGTAGGCAGGTATTGAGTTTCCGACCGCTCCTTGAAAAGCATGTGCGCAGCGTTGCAAAGTCGCGTGGCCAGCCCTTCCGCATTGGAAGAGGCCACAGCACGCACCATGATACGGTAATCCACCGGTGTAGCCATGCGTTCACGCCAGTAATAAGACGTAGCGTAATTGATGGTGTCCACCTGTCCCGACACCTTGGCCTTGTCCGCCTCTTCACCCGGCGCAACGTGCAGGATCAGAGCAGGCGAATGCACGGCCAACTCCTGAAAAAAGTCGGCATCCCGGCGTTGCAAAATAATCCTGTCATCCGGCAACCCCGCGTCCCACTCCACTTCAATGACGCTCCCAAGCGCCTGCACCGCTGAAAGGCTAACAACTGTTCCCGAAAAGGCACCAGTCGCAAGATCGGTCTGCCGGGTAGGATCAGCGGTCAGGTTGTAAGCGTGCTTCACGCTCTTCACGGAGAGCGTTTTACCGGTGTCAACCGTATTCGCCGCGGCAAGGAGCGTAAAGGATTCCCGAAAACGCACGGCAAACTCCGTGCGCATCCATCGGATCAAAGTCCGCTGCACATCTTCAAAAGCCATGTTGGGAAGGGTGGCATACCCCAACTGTACGCCCTTGAAAATGGGGCCAATCTTGGTATCCGTACCCTTGCGCAAGCGCACTCGCATGAGCAGACGACGCACTACGAAGGGAATGGCCCCAAGGTGGGCGTTCAAGTCATAAAACGAAGTCCACTCCCCGGCCCCCGCGATAGTCCACGCCCCAGCCTTCCACACAAGCCACGTCGCCCCAGCGTCCACAGAAATGCGGCAGTCAACGGCCCCCTTGTCTTGCGGGATCGCCTTGTAGAGCTTTTCAGTATCCGTGGTGGGGTCATCGCAGAGATTGAGCACAAGGGGCATGATCCCCCAAAAACCATCGAACATCTCCGCCGACCAGGGGGGAAGCTGCACCACCGTCTCATCAAAAAGAGGGTACGTGCCCGTGGTACTCCCGTAATCAATACGAAGCCCAACACCCATCCCCTTGATTGCCCAAGCCGTCACGTCATCACGAACGGCTCCGATGGCGGTTGAACTGAGAATGGCGTAGGGCATCACACCCTGATCCCATGCCGTCGTGCGGCGCTCAGAGTATTCTTCCTGGCAACCCGTCTTAGGGTACCATGCTCACGGCGAAGCTGTTTTGCTTCCGGCTCAAACACCGGCCTCCCCGGTTGTTTGACCGTGCCCAACTCACACCGCAAGGCCGCTTCCGCTGCCGGGCCGCTTGAAAATCCGGCAGACACCATCATGCCACTCACCCGCCGGACATTCATACGGGCAAGAAGCCATCCGGTCCAGAGCCACGGAATATCGTGGCCCTTCCGGGCCGCCCATCCCGCCGAAAGAGGCGGTCCAAGCGCCCGCCCTTGAAGAATGCGCGTGCGAACTCGACTCAGGTAAAGCTCCGCCATGTCACGGGTCGTATCATACGCGGCCTTCGTAATGATGCGATTCCAGAGCACCGGAGAAAGCATCTCCTGAGCCCTTTTCAACCCCCGGTCATCAATCTGGAACTCCACGAAAATCATCACGCGCCCCACAGGTTCATACCAAAGAGCATCAAAAGGCCACGCATGGTGATACCGCCGGTATCCGCCTGCGTCACATCCATCGTAAGCACTTTCGGACCTTTGAAAATCCCCACGTCCGCAGGAAGAATACCGCCACCGGCGGGAACCATGCCCGCCGGATACAAGTCCCAAAACCACACGTCCCCGTCCACTACACCGACAAGGGTGGTAGGACCGAAAAGCTCCGTGCCCACACCGCCGGACACACCGCACTGCACGATGGCGTCACCGTTCGGAGCATCCGCGTCGTATATCAACATCATGGCACAGAGCATGACATTGCTAATCGTCTCAGGAATCTCCAACACGAGATTGCCCGCAGTCACGGCTTTCAAATCCACATCACAAGAACCGAGCAGATGAAATCCCACAGTACCGACACGCCCGAAACCGGTTTTACGCCACATCTCGCGCCAAACACCGGCTCCCAAAAGATCGGTGGGCATCCACTCGAAACAGATCATGGCGTTGTCGTACCCCTGCCACGGCTCCCATCCTTCCAAAGTAACATCCGTAGTGAGGTTGGTCAAACGCACACGATGATCGTAGTCACCGGTTGCAAGCAGAATGATTCGATCCCCGAAATGCCGCGGCACCGGCATGGCGGCAATGTCCACCGCACCCCCACCAACACCAATAATCGGACAAATCTCACCGACTCCAAGCTGCACCGGCTCCAAGCCAGTTGTAAAGGTCTGTACGCCGCTCCCACCCGGCTGCGTCATTCGATGTGTGCGAGCATTCTGACCAACCAAGACGGAAACGATTGGAGTGAGATTTTGAGGCGTCTCTTCGACCTCTTGAAAAGCCGAACCACTAAGATAAATCTGGCGTTGCCCACCAACGTATGACGGCTGATCGTCAACAATCAGAGAAGATAAACCAAGGCAATTTATAAGTAGCCCAACAAATACGGAACTGAAAGCGCAGGCTGGGTCACGATAGAAACGAATCCTACTCGTGGTACACCCGCTAAAAATGAAATAACCTTCACGACTTCCGGGCGCTCCGACCCCCATGTTGGTATTGAAAGCGTAGTCCCCACGCAACATACAATCCACGAAAAAAGCCGGATTGGTGGTACGATAGGCGGCATCAAAAAATACGGCGGATTCATTTCCACCGGTGGTCAAGTTTTCAATAGTGAGATTGTAGAACATCACCGAACCGTCGGGCCAAGTTTCGCCGGACAGGGTGATGGCGTTTCCGCCCGGAATAGAAGTGGCTTCCATCCTCACATCGTTGCGGCTCCCACCCAAACCCACAAAAGAAATAGCCTGATCGGAAAAACCAACTCCCGAACCAAGATCATGCGTACCAGAAAAAAGGCAAAGAATAGCGCGGGTATCAGCAGGAGCCACCGGACATTGAGAGACCGCGTAGCCCACCGTCTGCCAAGGAAGGGCAAAACTCCCATCCCCGGTCACGTCGTCCCCGCCCACCGAATCCACGAAATACACCGGCGGATCGCCGGGAGAACGCCCGCTAGCGAAAAGAGACGACAGGATGGAAGAAACGGTGCCCATCAAGTAGAAGAGATTTTGAAACTCCCTGCCCCATCCCGTCACCATGTTCGCTTCTACCATCTCGCCAATAGCAGGGGGACGAAGCACGGAAGGCCCGATAACTACCAAGGGACAACCCGCGGCGGCGCGGGTCATATCGTACCCGTCCACCACGACCTGCACCAAGTAGGTGCCTTCCACATCCACCGTGAAATCGGCATTTTGAGACGTGGCGTTATTTAGAACCGCCGCAGAAGCCGCGGGCTTATCCACGAAGGTCCACAAGTACGTCGGGGTGGACAAACTACCCCCAGCACCACCAGTGGCCTCAAGCCCCACCTGATCGCCCACCTGAAAATCAAGTGGCGGAGTACCCGCACCGGCAAGCAGAGTAATCGTAATGGTCGCCATTCAAAACCCCTACGCCGGAAACTCAGTGAAAAGGAGAATCTGAGTCACGTCACCACTCCGCCACGGTGCCAACGGTGTAAATGGAAGCGAAGACTTCCGTTACACAGTGGTCCGTCGTCACCACGAAATACTCGCCCGGCCCCGCATACATGGTAAAATCGCTGAGAAAGTAGTATTCGTCCACCGCGGCAACGGTGGTAGCAATCACCGGAACGTCGCCAAAAGCGGTACGAAGATACACTTCCACATCCTTGACCAGCACCGACGCGCCGACGCGAAGGACCACCTGCATCAAGTAGTGCCCTTGCGCCCTATACATCTCCTGCGCTTCGGTGAAACCACCCTTGCCCGCCGTCCCATCCATCTGAGACCCGGCACCAACCCGATGAGTCCACTGTTGCATCACTCACCCCCGCACGTTGGGATTCGTGTCTTCATTGTTCCCGAAGAATACCAGAGTCAGATTGCTTTTGCCATTCAAATGTCCAACCGGTCGCACTTCGATCACTTCCAAATTTTGAGCAACCCCGGCAATCTTCGTGATGAGGTCTCCCTTCGAGAACACCCACCCACCCGCCGTCATTGCCTTTACGCTCAAACACAGGTGTCCGGTCGCATTCGCCGGATCACCGGTCACGCTCGCATCCCGACGATGCCGCTGACCCCACACTACCTGTGACTTCGCCGAAACAGCGGCTCCGTATTGACGCCGAGCGCCAGTGCGCGGTTCGTTGAAGTCGGAATCCATAGTTTGTTGAGCCCCGCTCAACAAAGGAGTGTACTCCACGTCCACCAGATTCATGCGCATCGGCACCGACATTCGCTACCACCACGAAATGCTCACCTGCGGACGGACAAACTCACGTAAAAGTAAATCATGCCGCACGGAGCCGGTAATGAGTCCCAACGCACCTTTGCTCGTACCACCGCTACTTGAAGTGTCGGCCAGCGTGTACGAATAGTTGTCAACCGATTCGGAAATGAGAGGACCACTACTCCCACCACCAGAAGAACCACCAGTGAGAGAATCCGAAAGCGCGATCACTTCTTTGGCCACAAGGTACTGCGCCACTTCCGCCAAACCTCGCGGAACCGCTCCAAGGGACAGCACCTTAGTCCCAATCGGCAGAGAAAACGGGTACTTAGAAATGGGGTCCACCGTCAAATCATAGCCACCGCCCACATGGTCTGCAATCGCTTGCACAATCGCAAACTCCACTGCGGACGGGATCAGCGCACCTACCGGCTCCTGCAAATAGATGGCAACGGTATCCCCAACCTGCAAGAAATCACCGCTGGTGGGGTCCACGATCTGATTGACATGAATGGTACTGACGGACGTGTTGACCGCGATGGCAGTGGAAAGGGTCATGCTCACCGACTTGTACCCCTCAAGCCACCCGTACCACCCCGTCATCTCCACATTGGCGTACCCACGAACAAACCCGCCGCGCCGGGAAAGCATACGGACATGCCGTTTCCCACGCTCCCACGCGACAAGGCCACTTCCAGTTTGATTTAGAGCTTGCCCGTACTGAGGCGGGTACACCAAGCCTTCATAAAGAATTTCCGGGTAGTCGTTGGAAAACGGGACGATCCTCTCACTGCCCCGAAATTCCCCGTAACCGCGCACCGGCAATCCAGCCATCTGTAAAATGGCAAGAATGGGCACCACAGAGGGATGCGACAACACTTGATCGCCCTGCCCCGAAACCCTTACCAACTCAGGAACGGGCTGAAAGAACTGCTGCGTCCACTCATTGAGCGCCGCGGACACAGCTTCGATGATCTTGAGAATGTCCGCGTCGGAAATATCGGGGTCAGGATCAGTGAGAGCAGTCGGAATTATCCGCCGCTTGACTTCGGGAAGTGTGGCGTATCGGAATTTTGGACGCACACTTATTCATCCTTTGGCTTCTTGTCCTTCGCCACTCTGACTTTGATGGTGGGAGCGGGGATTACCGCGGCATCCTTTGGGATGTCGTCGCTTCCCACGACACCAGCGGAATCAGGTTCCGCTTGCACTCCCCCCACCGGCTCTTCTCCAAGAACCGGAGAAACCGGGGGTGTTTCCACCCCCGGCTCTTCCGCAATCTCCTCTTTCCTTTCCCCCACCGGCTCTTCCGCCAACGCTACCGCTAGGGGGTGAGTGTCGCCATTCCCCACCAAAGTCGGCTGCACACTCGCCGAACTCTCCACCCCAGCTACCGTGATCGGTACGGGTGTGGGCTGCGCCAGAGTGTCCGAAGTCATCACCGTCCGCCGCGGACGTACACCGGGGGCGGGACGCCGTACCCACCGTCCGCCTTCAATCTGCGTCACTTCCACCAGGTCCGGGCACTGCCGCAACTCATCCACGTCATGCGGATTCGTCACGGGATTCAACTCCGGTTGCCCTTCGTAGAAGCGATAGACATTCCGGCTGAAACGACAGGCAAACGACACGCGCCCGCCCATCGTGTCAAAGTAGATCGGAGCCATCATTCCCTCGTCCATCCGTCACGCCCCGCCCCCGCCTCTGCGGAGAGCAACGCCTAGCCGCGTTTCAGGTTGATGACCTTCACCACGGCTTCGGTGTTTTCGATCTCGACCGCGACTTGGTTGTAAACCACGAACTCGTAGCGGTCGTAGTCCTTGTTGTACTCGGAGTAGATGCGCGTGTCATCCACCATCCCGAAGATCAGGTTCTTGAGGTTGGTGAGCAACAGGATCGTGCCGTCGTTGGTCGTGCCACTGCCCGCCGCCGCGCCCGTGTGCGAAGCCGCCGTGACACCGATCTCCGCGTAGCAGTTGAGAGCCACCGCCACGAACTCGATGGACGTGGCCGCACCGGTGGCAATGGTCTGCAACACCAGCCGCCCCTGTCCATCATCGTAACACTGCAACGCCGCCGCGCTCGCCGGGGAAGCCGTCGCCAGCTTCGCCATGAACATCGCAATGAACTCCACGACGGTATAGACGCCCGCCGTGAGAACCAACGCCTGATTGCCGATGGCGTTGACGTTGATGGTCAGCCGGTCGTTCACGCCCGCAGTGATCTCGAACGGAGCAAACTGTGTGCCGAGCCAGAGGGCCGGGGTCGCCGTCGCAACCGCCAAAGACTTCCGCGCCGGGAGATTCGGCACGATCAGCATGGGGAAGCCATAGGGCATGAGCGTGTTGCCCTTGAGAGCGTCATCACCAGCCGCAGTTTCGCGGGCCGCGACCTGCTCCGCCCAATCCGTCGCCACCGCACGCGGAGTCAGCCACACAAGATCGGGGTCTTGCATGTACTGTTCCGGCATCCGGCGCATGGCGCGAGCAAAGATTTCCTTGGTGATCCCGGAGCCGTTGGCGTCAACGATGTGCGCAGCAAGGGATTTCTTGTCCCATCCGTCCAGCGTGCTGAGCAGGTTGTTGAGCACCGTACCACCCGGAAGGGTCACGTCGCCCTGAATGGCGAGCAATTCCAAGTCGGTGCTGATCCGCTTGGTCATCATGCTCATCAGGGTGTCCTCGAAAGCATCCCCTTCGATGTTTTCCTGCAAGGTCTCGGTGGTGATGGACCAATCCGACTTCACCTTGGTCGCGTTGAGGGTGATCTGGTCGAACACGGCGCGAGCGTTGACCGCGGTGGCGGCGTTTTCAGCCACACCACGGGTGACAGGCTCGCCGATGTACGCCTTGTCGATCTGCTTGCGAGCCGTCGCCATCCGCTCGAAGCGGACTTTCTGCAAGAGAACGGACGTGTCCTTGACCAACTGCACGAAGGCATCCTGTTGGGCCGGATTCAAACGTCCGCCAGTCAAAAGCATGTCAGTCGTGATCGTTTTTTCGATCAACTCCTGATTGTCGGTTTTCGGGGGCATTATAGCACTCCTTCACAAAACGAGATGATTGTTCACGCCGCTTACGCGGCAACCCTTACGCCTTGGCCGAGGGCTTGTCCCCGCGGAAAAGAGCGCCGGAAAAGACACCCCTCTTCGCCTGCGGGGGCGTGGCCGGGCCATCCTGCCCCGCGATGTTGCGCGGAGCCGCCGGAGCGTTGGACAACCGCTGTACCGTCGCATTGAGACCGTCCACGGTCTTGAGAACCGTGTCCAATGTCGCCCTCAACGCTTCGACTTCGCCGCCGTCCTTCTGCGCGTCCGCCGGGGCCGTAAGAGTCTCGGCTTGTGCCGGAGCCGCCGGAGCCGCCTCTTTGGAAACCGGTGTCTCGGTCGCCGGAGGGGCCTCTTTCGAGGTTGCCCCCGAAGCCGGGGTTTCCGTCTGATTGTCTTTCGCAGGGAGCAACCCGTCTTTGCGGAAGGCGTCCGTGACGCCTTTCACGATTGCCACGGTCTGCTCCGCCGCAAACTCTTTCAGAGCCGCCAATAGTTCTTCCCTCTTCATGTCGGGCACTCCCTCATCCTCTTCGCCGCCCCCAACCGGAGCGGGTTTCGTTGCATTCTCCGCACCCGCGAAACCACCCGCGGGCATTTCTTCTTTGGCCTTCTCCCCGGCTTCACCTTCCAATACTTCCGACTTACCGCCGCCACTGGCCTCCGCCGGGGGAGCAGTCGGGCCGTCCGGTGCGGAATTGGTATGCTTGGCGAAAGCATCCACCAAAGCTCCAACGGCTTCTTTCGGAAGCTCGGTACCGGTAGCGGCGGCTTCCAACACAGAAATGGTCTTGGCCGCACGCACGGTAAGGCTCTCACGATCCGCCGGAGCAGCCGCCAGAACCTTTCGGAGAACTTCGATGGTTCCGCCCACCACCGCGTCGAAACCGTCTTTCGCAACGGCTTCGGGCGTGAGATAGCTCGCCGTCTGCTTCAACAGGACAAGCGGAGTGGGTGGTTCCTTGTGCCGGAGCTTTTGGATCATGGTCTTGAAAAAGCCCATCGCTGCCTTGGTTTCCGGCTCATCCTCATCCGGCTCTTCGTCGTCCTCGGCCTTCTTCGCCGCCACGTCCACAGGAGCAGGCTCCACCGCCGGGGCCAACTTCTCCAAGTCCGCAGGGTCAACCTGCAAGACGGTGGCATTGGGGTCTTCCGCAACCAGGGCCGCCACGGTCTTTTCATACTCCGCTTGGGTCAATTGGCGAACAGTCGGCATTTCCAAGGCGTGAAAATGCTGAAAACCGCGAGATGGGCCGGAAGTCACGGGATCGTCGTCACCCATGAGATCAATCATGTGCGAATGACGATCCCCGGCAGACCAATTCTGCGTCATGCCGATCACCGTACCACCGTCCGCATTCAAACGGGCGGTGAACTGGTGAACATGCTCATTCTCCCCCTTCCCCGCGGGGCCGCTCTCGCCCTCAAAGTACGCGGTGGAGAGAGCCTTTTCCACGCCGTCACCGAAAGCCAACTTTCGGAGTGCCGCAACGAAGGAGTCAGGGGGCATGGTTTTGTCCTTGTCCGCAGCCACATTGTCCGCCAAAACGACGGACCCCGGATCGCTTTCCGGGTATTCCAACGTCTTGAAAACGGCTTCGGCAATGTGTGTGCGTGTGTTAGAGGCTTTGAGGGGACGGCAAGCGGTGATGTGGTCAAGAACCATGTCGTTGAGTTGCCTGCCACCGCCAGTCTTCCAAAGAACGCGCCGTGGATTGGCCTTGTTCAATTCGCCACCGATGGAAAAACGAATCAGAGGATTCTCAGGGGTGCTCTGCTGTGCCTTCTCGAAGAGCTTGATCGCCCGCGGATCGTGGGGGTCCAAAATCGTATCCACCAAAAGGGCACGCTCGCCCTTCAAGCGGAAATCAAACTGTTCCGCGTCAACAATATGGGCATCAACCGCTTGTCCAAGACCCACCGCGTCGTGATGGGAATTGAGAATTTCTATCCCGCCATCCCGAATCTGCTTCTGCAAGCCTTCAAGACACGCGAGAGTGCAGTTGTCGCCATGCCGGTCGTCCGCAGTGTCAGTGGCGTAGATGAGCAAGCAAGGCTTACCGTCGCGTTGGTCAGCCTTCCACACAGTCAGATCGAACTCAAACCGATCTTTCATCCACGCACCCCTTCAAGAGCACGGATTAGTCGGCAGCGTTCGCGTTGCGAGTCTGATTCAGCTTTTGCAGGTTCGGCGTGTTCTCCTTCGCCTTCTGCGTCGGATTCGCCGCGCCGGTCTGCAAATCCTTGCCAGCGGCGGCATCGTGGTCAGCCACACCAGCCACCTTCGCGCCGGAAAGAGCCACGCCGGGAATCGGGGTCGCGCCTTTGATCTTGTCGGCCATTTTCGCTACTCCTTGTACGAAGACCTTTCGATAATCCTCACGTTACGGAAGCCATGATACAGAACACACGAAAACGTGTCAAGTCTATTTCGTTGTCAATCATATCTCCACCACCGGACGAACTTCCACCGCCATGCCGAGTCCAGCGAGCTTGTCTGCAAGCGATTGCACCTGCTCCATGAGCGCGAGGTAGTCATCATCCCAAAACTCCTTCGCCGCAGCCTGAATCTGCGTCGGAGTCGGAGCCTGCCCGCCTGTTCTGGCTTCCTGCAAGAGCTTCGCAGCCTGCGCTTTGGTCACTTCCAACTGCGCTTTCAGACCCTCTTGCTGCATCGGTACCATTATCTTTTGCGTCTCTCCTTGCTGCTTCGCCGTCCCCGCTTGAGCCTCGGCCAAATCAGCCTGTTCATCCGTAAGACGCATAGACGGCAGCTTGTCCCCGTAATGCGTCCAAAGAGTCGCATCCGCTTCACCACGTTTCTCCATCATGCCGGAACGAAGAATGGCGATGGGAGTGTTGGCCCACGCGCCCTCAAACCGCGGCTTTCCAAGGAAGTCACGAATGTCGTTGGGCGTAACTCCGCCAGCCGCGGCCAACATGGAGAATGCCTGTGCCTCCGCCTGCAAATCCGTGGTACGAGGCCGCTTGAACTTCAACCGGATGTGCTTCACACCGAAACGATCACGCAAGATGAGGTTGAATTTGTACTCGTACCGCACGGCTTCCGGCTCAAAGACCTGCTCCACGGTCAACTGCTTCATTGCCAGAGCCACGGCCCGGTTCACGTTGTCCGACGTACCAATGAAAATCTGCCCGATACCGAAGGCTTCCCTGATCTCTTCATTGTTCATGGCGATGTATTTGGCAAACGAGGCGTCATCCTGCACACCAACTGTCAAAGGCACCAACTGAATCTTCAACTGATCCGTGTTCTGCGTGATGTTATCCGCGGCACGCGCCTGCAACACCATGACACGCCCGGCATTCGCCACACCCTTCCCACGAACTTCCGCAAAGTCCCGAATCATCTCAAGGCTCTCGGACGAAAGCTCCCCGCCGTTCACGACCACGGCCAACCGGGGCGTATTGTGCGTAAGAATGAAATTATCCGTGACGTAAAGCGAATCCGGCGTGTCCACGCGAATACACTGTACCGCTTCTTTTCGGACAAACTCTGCACCTATCATGGTGCGAACCCGTGTCACCGACAACATTGAATAGGCCGCAGCCTTTCGAGGCAAACGCACCGGCACAATCTCTTCCGGCAACTGCCGAATGGTGACATTCATGGTGGAGCGCCCCTTACAAGGAGCAAACGTCGTAGCACCCCCCAAGGAACCCACCAAATCCTGCACGCCCTCCGCCAAGCGGCGCGAGGCCGTCGTAAAGCGGACAAAAGTATCCCCCACATGCCCATCCGAATCAATCAAACCTTGAAGAAGAGCAGTACGATCCGCCACAGACGCCCGCAAGTAGCTCTCAGGAATGAATTTCTCCTTTCCCAAAAGACCGTAAACACCCAAGACTTTCAACGCCTCACGGATGGAATTATTACGACCACCACAAGATCGCAGCGTGGACCAACCTTTCATATCCGACCGAGAAACGGGAAGTCCCGTGGTACTCTTAAACATGCTCTCCACAAAATCCGTGTCGGTAGCATTGCAAGAAATGGATACCCCACCGCCACGCAAGCACCCATTACCCAAAAGATACCCAAGCAAATAGGGGTCCACGGAGAGAGATTCCACCGGCGCATACTCCACGGGGTCCAGCATCGGCACGGCCCACTTCGCCGTACCGCACTCGTAGAATAAACCGTCTTTGAGAATATCCTCTAGGGTCATCTTTCGCATCACACCCCGCTTCCGATCATAAGCGTTGGTCACGGTCCAAACGTGATCCAAAGAGCATTCCGTTGAAGCACCGCCGAAGAAATGCACCCGGTACACATCCCGCTCACCGGCCTGTGGGAAGACCCCCGTAACCGCATGAGCCTTGCCATCAGAACCGATGACAAGAGCGCCAACGCACATCTCCCCCATCGTGGACCACCCGTAAGGTGTGAGAATCATTGCACTTTTTGGCTGACATGCATCATTCTCGAAAAAATTGACGTTCCGCCGGTGCGCCAAGCGTGTTCCGGCAATCGCCGGTGCGGTGGCAACAGCACGCGGGACACCGTAAAAAGAAGACCGCGGAGAGTAGAGCTTCCAGTAAAGAACCTCATGCGCCAGCTTGTCCTTCGGCACCGGAATCTTGTCCGTCCCCCACTCGCCGGTTTCGCAATTCAAGTCACGCCGTTCCCCATACGGCTTGAAATACACGCGCTTGGACGTGTCGGAAGGACGCATTTGCACGTATTTGTCGCCTTCTTTGGCAACGCGCATCGTATAGGACGGGATGTGGTCAAAACCGGCAATGGCGTGAGGATCGCTCACGGTGGGCAACACTTCAAGCCAACCGCCGCCGGTCGCTTCCTCATCAATCTTGACGCACTTTAGAGTTTCACAGAAAGGCAACTCAGGATTGGGAGCCTCAAAGAGACCGGTGACGTTCTCTTTCTCCGCCGCGATTGCATCCTTGTTCTGTTCAAGCCACGTCTCCTCTTCCTTGACCGGCACAAGCTCCCATCCCAACCCCACGGTGTTGTTCGCCATGCTGCGAACCAGCGTGGCGAGGCGGGTACTCTGCTCAAGAAGGAAAGCCCACACCAGCGGATCATAGAGCGGAGCAATAACCTTCCCCGCACGAATGTCCTGCTCAAAGTAGTTAGGCGGAAGCTGTTGAGACTTCGCGGCTCCGGGTAAACCCACGTCACTCTCGCCACCGAAAACCTTGACAATGGTTAGCTCGGAATCGGCAACAAGAGCCTCAAAATACCCCGGCCTAGCGGAATCTTTGTTTGACTTTTCTTCGGGCATCTTCTCTCCCACCAAACAAGGTGCGTGTCACCACACTTTCATTGTCGAAACCCACCTTGCGAACCGTGGAAGCAACGGGCACTCCGCGGCACAAGTCACAAAGCCCGGACGAATCCCTTACCACACATACTGTGCGGCAATTTCGACAACTTTGCAATCGCCTTCTTTCAGATTGTGCAGGTTTCGCCATCACAACCCTTTTCCGTGACCTCATGGGCCGCGGCTCCGGCCATCCCCTTGAGGGGTTTGATCTTCGCCCTCATCTCCTTGTATTCGTCTTCCGTAATCGGAATGTATGGAGCCTGCTTGAAGCCGTGCTTCTTCCCCTCTGGAATGAAGCTCACGCTCTTCAAACGAGTATCGTACATGGAAAGACACCGAGGCAGGTCTGCCGCATCACGATCACGCACAGCAACGGTGATAGACACCTGATTGTCCGCCCAACAATGCTGCATCTGCGCGGCCAATTCCATCTGCTCCCACAAGGAGACGTTCCCCTCTGACTTCAAAAAGTGCGGCTGTTCCACAGGGAACGATACAACCACCGTACCATCCTTCGCCACCGAAGACTCCGTTGAATACCCCGCCTTGGCCAAGACTTCCAAAAGGGGTGACAACGGATCAAACCGAATGTTGCGAACGTAGAACTGTGCCTTGGGAAAGTGAATACCGGGAGTGGCCCCAGCCAATAACGAGACGGTGCCGGACGGTTTGACCGACGTGAGCTTGATGGATTCGGGGATACAAAGCCACCGCGAGTAAATCTTGTCCAGATGCCGCAGATAGTTGTAACCGCGATTGCACATCTCCATGAACTGCCGGAAGCCGAATTTGTGAATCGCCTGCGTGATGCCGCTCATGGACGTACCCACACGCCTGTTCCGACCGATAATCGCGTTGGAGTTGGAGTTATGCGTGGGAATCAGAGAGACCACCTTGGCAAAAAGGTAGGCGAACTTGAGGGTGCGTTGGTACTCCTCGTAAGAAGCATGGTGCGCGGGAAAGGTCTCAACCAAATTGCATAATTCACCTGATTCCAACGTCTGCTCAAAACACGGATTACACCCAAGAGCAAAAGTGTCCCAATCCCCGCGGGGATCGGCCATCCTGCGGTAGTGCTGTGCGTTGTCCAACCAGAAAAAACCCGGCTCCCCGTTCGCCATCACGCGATCCACAAACGGAGAGTAATCCATGCCGACTTCCGCCAGCACGGAATTGTTGCTTGCCCACCGCCACTCCCGCAACTCCTTGGGATGCAGAGACGGATTTTTCAAGTCCAAAAATTCGGCGTCATCGGGAGCGCCCAAGATGTTCTCCGCCGTCCGACGAATGCCCCCGGCCACCACGCACCGACCGAGAATGTTGGCCATGTCCACGATGATCCGGGAAGTCACCGGCCTCTCAATGTGATCTGTAAAAAGACCAAGCAGAGCATCGTGGCACTCCTCCAAAGGACCGGGACCAGAAGCCACCCCACCGAAACCCCGCAATGGACTCCCCGCCGGTCTCACCCGCGAGTAATCAAAGCCGCTAGGCAATGGACCCTTGCCGGAGAAGGCATCCAAAAGAACTTTGACCGACGCCACCCACCCTTCCCGCGAATCTTCCACCACGAAAGGATTGGACGACTGACCGGGCGGGTGCTTGATAGTGCAAGTGCCTGCACCACGGGTGTCCAGACCAACACCCACACCGACCATACTCATGTCCATCAAAAAGAGGAAAGGCGCGGCAAAGTCCTGTCGAATATCCCTCGTGGAATAGAAAGAACAATTATTGAGGGAAGCCGCACCACGGGTCCACACATAGTCAGTGCCCATCGCCCACAACCCACGGCCCGGCGGAAGGAATTTGAAGTGAAAAATCAGGTCGTACATGATCTGCGCTGAATGCTGCGCTTTCTGCCCATTCCACGGAAGTTTATGCAAGTCGCAGTGATACCGTTGGACCGCGTAACACCCCTCCACCACGCGCTTTACGGTCTCCCACCAGTCTTCCACACCACCACCCTCTTTTGGACGGGCGTATGTGCGAAGAAAGGTGAGCCATCCAACTACTCCGTAACCCCACGCCGGGGGCTTGTGTTTGTATTGCTCAAGAAATGTGTCGGTAAGCTGGAAAGGCGTAATCGGCAACATCGTCAACCCCTGAATGCAACGCGGAAAAGACTACCGAACATGGTAGCCTCTTCCGCGTGCTAGAGCAAGACCAAAACCGCTTCCAACGCGCCGAGAATCAGAGCGTGAACGCCTTTTTGATCTCCGGTTTGGGCGTGATGGTCACGCGCTCCGTCGCTTTGCCGGGGGTGCGAACCACCGTCTTTTCGACTTCGGCGGGGTCCGCCTTGCCCAACGTGAAGAGGGCCGCGAGCTTGTCCTGCGCCACTTCATGCTCAATGATGAAGAACCTTTGGAGCACTTTCAGGTCGTCTTCGGACATGGATTTCACGTCCACACCCGGCTTCAAAGTCGCAGTGAGATTCACCGCCTCTTCCAAGGAACCGATACGCTCCAAGTAGGCCACGGTCTCTTCGGTGTACTCCACCGTCTCTTTGCCGGGGATGAAGGTGTACGTGATCTGCCCCGTTTCACACCGGTACGTGCCTTCCGCACCCTTGGCCGCTTCGATTGCAGCCGGTCGCATCGCTTCCTTCAAGGCGTCACTGGCTTTGTCCAAGCCCTGCCGGAAGGCGTCGAAAATCGGAATTTCATCCGTGGTCACGGCTCCGGCTTTCACGTCTCCCACGACGGTCTGCAACGCCTCAAAGATGGTGGCGGCGTCCTGCGACAAGGGCACGTTCTCCCCCGGCTCTTGCGGCCCCGTTGCAGCGGCTTTCGAGGCCGCTTTGCCAACGGGCAGCATCGGCTTCGGTTCCGGCGACAAATTCGCTCCGGTTTTCTTCGGCTTCTTTGGCATGGTCAAGGTCTCCTTTCGTGGTTAGTCCTTACCATGCCCCAAATCTAACACGCCATGAAGGGCTTGTCAAGAATTTTTTTCCGCCTCCTTCCGCTTCGCCGGTTCGGAACTGCCAGACTCCGGGGCGGGCGACACAACTTCCAAAGGGGGACGCTTTTTCACGTCCAAACCGATCTTGGAAGCGCCCACACCAGTTTCATTGAGGTACTTGCCCCGATAGAGCGTCCCACCGGCTTCCGCCTTGTGAAACACCATTTTGCAGATACGCAAACCAGGGCGAACGTACACGGGCACCAACGGTTGAAGCCCAAAGGTCCACGTTCCCGTCGCGCCCATCTCCCCCACCCCGCCATGAACAATCAAGCCAAGACGGGTAACGGAAGAGCGCGACTGAATCTCCGCCACGTACTCATCCGCCTGCACCCTCTCCCGGCACGCCGCCAAGTAGAATTTGCCGGGGCGAAGTAGGAGACCGGATTCAGGAATTTTCAAGGACAAGGATGGGTGTTGCGCATTGGCCGTGTCCAAGAAAATCGGCAACACCAACTGCTTCCCATCCGGGGTCGCCTGCTGTCGAATGATCCCGTCATCCAGCGCAAGCTCATAGAGAATTAGCACGTCGGCCAACGTCAAGTCCACCGAGTTTGGCCCAACATGCTCCGGGGTGAGAGGATCAACGATGATCCGCCCTTCCTCCATCGCCTTGCGAATCTCCGTACCCGTCAGCAGCATTTGTTTCTTCCTCTCTCTTGGGGCGTCCCCCCGGTGCGTGTAGAGACGCCGACGTTTTGCCATCATACATCAAAGCCCGCAATCGCTCGGACACCATACTACGGTAAGCGTCCGCCTGTTCACCCTTCTTTCGGCCCGCCCACTCCATAATCGCCGCGGCGGACCACAAAAAACCCGTCCCATCCCGACCGGTGGCAGGAAACTTCCCGACACGACGCAAGAAAGTCAAACGAGACGTGGAAATGTTCAATGCCCACGCGGTCTGTTTCTGGTGAAACTGATACTTCGGATCACTCAATCAGCAACCCCAGGACAACCCCGGCCCCGAAAAGAAAAAGGCGTTTCCACCAAAGAGAGCGCGCCCACCGTCGCAAATCGTCTTGAACCGACGTACCATGCTGATTCAGAATCGGAGTACCATCCGGCTTCTGTAATACGGGGTACACCGTCTCAAACCACCACGCCAGAAAAAGCAGGCGCTTTCTCATCTTGTGCCGTCCTGCCCCACGGGTTTCGCGGAAAAAAGACCTCGCTCGAACCACATGGAGTTCAGGGGAAGATCGAAGAAGTCAATCACCCCGGCGAACTGAGACACAGGACGCTGGCCGACTTTCACGCGATTGCCACAGTTGCCTTCCACCGTGTTCACCACGGTTTCGTCCGCCGATACCGCGGCGATGAAGCCGGTATGCCCGGTGCCATCCCCGCGCAGGATCATAAATTGCTGTCCCGGACGGAGTTGGCCCCGCACGGCGGTAAACGTCCGCCCCATCTCCTTCGCCCGTTTCCACGCCGCCGCGCAAAGCGCGTACTTGGCCCCCAAGGGATACGCACCATAGGCGATCATCTCGCACCAACTTGTGAAAAGACAGCACCACGGCCAGCCTGGTTGACCGCCGTATTTGGAAATCTCCGGCCCCCAATTCGACCCATCCGGCTCTTCGCGGACGCCCTTGGCATGTTCCGCCAACGCGACTTCCAGAATGGCCCGCGCCATGCCGGAGACTCCTTCGGGAATGAACGGGTCGAAATAATTGCGCTGCGCATCACCGGAAGCATTGTAAAGCGCCCACCACGTCTCGGTGCCGCCCACCAGCACCTTCCCGTCCGGCTCAAGAAAACGCCCCTCGGAGTTCAAATGCGTCTGTTGAAAGTAAAGCAGAGCATCCATCGTTGGGTCGTCCAGGACACCGTTGACGACCATGCGCCCGACACCGAAACCATGCGCCAAGAGAATGCCCTGCATCTCCGCCACTTCGGGTCCACGCGATCCTTCTTGAAGCAACATAGGTACCTCATTGAGCAGGCGGAGGCACCGGTGCCACCGCCGCCGGTTGTGCATTCGCTTGCACGCTACGATAATCCACCACCCCCTGCGCACCGATGTAACCGCCGCCCACCACAAGCAGAGTGGTTCCCAAGCTGCCCGCAAGGTCCACCACCTGCTGCGCAATAGTCGGCTTCACAATGATGGTCACAAGGGAGAGGATGAAGGAGAGAAAGGCGAGCACAAGAACGAACTTCAACGCCCAAAATTTCCGGCCACCGAGTTTCCCGTTCTGTTCCGCCATATTGATCCCCTAAGAGTTGTCAACCATTTTCAACTCTATCAGGTCAAAGATGGCGTGTCAAGCATAAAAGGGGGGCCGAGCACCAACCCGGCCCTTTAGGGGTTCACGATGGCAGAGAAGGAAGCCGCCCGCCTAGTTGCCCGCTTCAAACACCAGAACATTGGTGTCAGCGCAGTCGTTGTCGGGATCGAACGTCACCTTGGACGCGCCCACCACCATGCTCGCACTGTCAAGCGCCACCGGCACACCGGAAGCGTCGTACACACTGAATTTGCACCACGTCGGAGTGAAGTCCAAGTCGATGTCGAAAGCCGCAGCGATGTTCGCCGTGGTCAACCCCACTTCCCCAATCGTATGCCGCCCACCCACAACCTTGCCGGTGGCATACACCACCCACACATCTGCGGGGACAGACCCGGACACGGCGGGAAGCACACCGCAAAGAACCGCGCCGCCAGGCGAAATCGCGGTCTCCAAGGTCAGCGCCGTTCCGCCGGTATTGGCACCGACGACATTCTGCGTACCGTTGACATCAATCGCAGTAACGAGGTTGTCCAGCGTGTTCGTCAGAGCAACGCCAATCAGCACTTGAATGTTGCCGGGACCGACACCACCGCCGTCGTCAAACTCATAGGTGTCCGCACCGATGGTCACGGTGTCGCCGTTCGATGGGTTGTTAACGGGCGTCCAGATCGCTTTCCCGATGTGACCCTGATTGCGCACCTGCTCCGCCATGCCCGTCTGCCACCGAAGAACACCGTCCGCGTCATACTGCCAGTAGATCGCGTCCACCGGCACAAAGAACTCGGACGCCGGGATGTAGGCGTGCGTGGTGTAGTCCTTGATGTAGATTTGCGCGTAGTCCTCACGATAGACCATGTGGCCGTCGTCCATCGGGATGAAGTCCCAATGATCGAACGCGCCCATAGAAAAGACCGCCACAGCGATCTCGTTGTCATGCCCAAGCCAGCCGTCGATACCGGCAGGACCAACAGCGTAGGTGTCTCCATCATTGGCCGGAACC